CTTTTTTAGATAACCAAGCACGTTGTGTACCTTGTAGACTTTCAATTGTGCTTTCTATTTTACTGTTTGCTGATTGTATTGCTTCAATTTTTAGTGTTTCTTGGGTAATTGCTTCTCTAGTTTGTTTTGTTTGTTCTTTTAACGATTCTGCTTTTTCACTTAATATAGTAATACCTAGCAACTGTTCAATTATAGCACGTTGATCATTTTGTCGCATACTTAAGAAAGGTTCTGTATATGTGTTTAGCGCAACAATATGCTTAAACATATCGTGACTCATATCTAACAAGTTATTAATAAATTCTTGAGTTTTACGACTATCACCTTGCGATTCGTCTGTTAGGTCTTGTTCTTGTTCATCTACAAAAAACTTTAATAGATTAGGTCCACGACCACGCTCAATACGATAGTCAACATTATTCTTTTCAAAATGTAGCGTAACAAGCATACCTTTTGAATTTGTTTTGTTAATTAAGTTATTAGCTCTAATGTTTGTGAGAGCTTTGCCGTATAATGCATAAGATAGTGCATTAATAATAGTAGTTTTACCAGTACCGTTACGACTTCCGCTGTCGTCACCGCCTTGATCTAAGTTTTCACCGAGTACAAGTGTAAGTTGTTCTCGATTAAAGTCAACGGCCTGAGTTTGATTACCTACGCTCATAAAGTTTCGTACTGTGAGGTCTTTGATTTTTATCATAGTTCGTTGTAAATATCCATTAGCATCTTTTTATTAAAGTTGTCTGAGTCGATTGCAGCAATTTCGCCGGCAACAATTTGATCGACACTTTCAAATTGTTGTATATCTAGTTGTGTACTAATTTCTTCTAATTGTTTTTGTGGAATCAAACTGATTTCACGACATTTATATTGGTTAATAAATGTTTCTTTAATAAAACTTGCTTCTTCGTAGCTGATTGGCAAGTCTAAGTTAACACGCAAGTACATATTAGGTTTAATAAAAGAATCGGCATCGTCTATTAACTTGCTAAGTTTAATTGTACGATATTTTGGACAATCTGGCCAGTTAAGATACTCGGGCTCTTTGTTATTTTCACGGTCAAGTATCATCATACCTCTATCATCGTCCCACGCATCTGCGTAATTATGAGGAAATGCATTACCTATATAATGAACAACACCCTGCTGTTGACGTTTATGAAAATGTCCACTAAACACATACGATTGATTAGCAAAATCTTCTGCTCTAAGCTCTCCGTGATCAGGCATCTGTACCATAGCATTCATATAGAATGTAGGAAGTTCGAAATGACCAAACACATATTTGCTTTTTAATTTTTTAAGTTTTTTCCACTCGTCGCCAACAAGCCAAGGCACAATAGTTACATCTTCAATTGTAGTAATTTCGTCTACAAATGTAATACCTGGAATATGTTTTGCAAATGCAGTAGAGTTTACATCACGTTTGTCTTTGTAGTACAAGTCGTGATTACCATCAAAGAAGAAAAACTGATCAAACGCTTTTCCAAGTTTTTCCATACTACGAATTGTAGCATCCATAGTAGTAAGATTCAAACTATTTCTGTTGTGATGCCAATCGCCGCAGAAGATACCAGTTTCACAACCGTTAGCTTTTGCTTGCTCAATAAACCAATCTATAAAATCTTCACAGTCTTGGTTGTGTACTTTTGAATTGCCTTTTAATCCAAAGTGGATGTCTGTAAAGACGGCTGCTTTCTTAAACACGTTAAGTTCTCCATAATATACAACAATATAATACTATCTTTATATCTTAAAGTCAAGTATTTTTGGCAGCTTTTTCAGCTTGCTCTCTTTTCATAGCGGCATCCCATTCAGCATTATGCTGCCTAGTGTAACTAGGGTTCATATCATTCATTTCGAGTATGTCGTCTCTAATGTTTTGATTTCGTTTTTCGAGGTTAATAACTCTGACAAACGAATTGGTAACGGCGGCTGTGTAATAAGCGAATGGATTGTTGGACTTTGATTCATCAAACTGTAGACCAATTTGTGATAATTGTAAGATTGCCTGTCCTCGCATTTCGTCATTGTATGTATATCCACGTACATTCCCCCTTGTTGCATATCTTTCACATAATTTAATCCACATTCGAGCAAGCTCGTCTGTTGCTTTAGCGTGTCTCATACTAAAGTTTCCGTTTTCCATACCACCTTCCCAGTGACTCTTTCCAACTAACACTAGTTCACCGTCGTCGTTAAACTTGTAATGTTGGAATGGTGGAAAATTTAGTTTTACTTTTGTGTCTGCTACTGTTTTAGGATTCTTTTTACGTCCAGGTTCTTCAGGAATATGATCAAAAGTCATAATACGAAAGATTAATTCTTCTTTTGTTATTTTCTTGTAATCAACTTCGCACTCAGCCTGTTTAACTTTCTCACCGGCAGCTTTCCGGGCTTCAAAATCAGCTAATGTTAGTCTTTTTGCTTTATTTCTTTTAGCTTCTGCAATAGTCCTTATGTTAATTTTGTCAATATCTAATAAAATTATATCATATTGACTGTATTCGGGCTCTATAAAACTACAAAAATTAGTTTTTGACTTGTGTATCTCTTTTAACATATCTTTATTATTAAGATAATTTACTCTACGCATATATTTCTCCAGGTTATTACTCTATTATAAACTACGTATATAATTCTGTCAACTAAATACTTATAGGAGATTACCAAAATGGCATTAAACAAAATAATACAATCAAACGTAAAAAACCTCCAACAGTCTGTTGAAAATACAGCTAAAGGTTTAGGAAATAAACTTGCTAACTCTGCACTTGACTCTATAGGTCCTGCTGGAGGATTATTAAAAGCCTTACTAAATGGTCCTAGTTCAATGCCTGCATTAAAAACACAGACAATTGCTAGAGAGCCTAGTGGTAGTAACGACTGGCGTGTTAAGTTAAGTTTACCGCCGAATTTTGTTGGAAAAGATGCTGGTGCGATTTTTGATCCTTTAATAGAAACTAACGGATTAGTTTTCCCTTATACTCCTACAATATTAGTTCAACATACGGCTAACTATGATGCATTGCAGCCTGTACATAGTAATTATCCTTTCCCACAATATCAGAACAGCCAAATTGAAGATATTGTTATTACTGGAGACTTTTTCTGCGAAAATGCCCGCGATGCACAATATTGGACAGCAATGGTGCATTATTTGAGAAGTATAACAAAAATGAACTATGGAACAGACGACAATTCAGGATCTCCGCCACCTGTCGTAAAATTATCTGGTTACGGAGACTTTGTATTTCCTAAAGTGCCTGTTGCAATTAGAAACTTTACTGTTGACTTACCTGCAGATGTTGATTATATTAAAACACAAGTTGAAGGCGATGTAGGAATTAATGTTACAACTAGCGATCCAAAAGGATTAGTTGGTTGGGCACCGGCACAGAGCCAAGTTTCTGTTACAGTTACTCCGGTATTCTCAAGAGCAAAAGTGTCACAGTTTAGTTTAAATTCTTTTGTTAAAGGCGACTATTTAGGTAGTGGCGGCAACGGCGGAGGATTTATTTAATGTCATATTCGTCGCAAAGCCCTTGGGGAAGAACTAAAATTCAAAATAATCAATATTTAGATGTATTAACAATTAGACCAGTACCTAAACAAGATGACGATGTTTTGTATGAAGTACAGCCACAATTTACACATAGACCTGATTTGTTAGCTTATTCGGTATACGGAACATCAAAACTTTGGTGGGTTTTTGCACAACGAAATATGGATGTATTAAAAGACCCTGTGTTTGATTTAGTTGCTGGTATAAAAATATATTTGCCAAAACAAGATCAATTACAAAAATTTTTAGGATATTAAAATGGCAATCCCTAGAGCGACAAAAATAGTCCAGAAAAGCCTTGAACGTGCTAAAGGCGTTGGAGATGATCTACTATCAGATCCGTCTGCACAAGCTGAAAACTTAGTTCGACAGGGATCTAGTGCTCTTAACAGCGGCATTAAAGTTATTGAAAGTTTTAAAGATAGTGTTGAAGATATATTTTCTGGGTCAACAATAGATGTTGCTAATAAAATAGGGCTGTCAACGCCATCGTTTGAACAGCAAGCTGAAGTAATAACGCAGACAGCATTAAATCCAAATTTAGTTTTAGGTTCTACTGACAATGTATTAAAAAAGTATGCCTCATATAACTATAACATAACCCTTGCTTGTTTAACTGTTAATGAATTAAATTTTCCTAACACTACATATCGTGTCAAAGCACCGCAAGTAACAGTATTGCGTTCAGGCGGCGGAGCTCCAGGAAAAGCACTAACAGCATACGAAACATCAAACGCACAATTAGAATATTTTATCGATGAGCTAAAGATGAATTCAGTTATGGCTCCAACAACAGCAACTAGAACATCTAATGCTACTACTTTTAGTTTTGTAGTTCACGAACCATACAGTATGGGATTATTTCTACAAACATTAATGATTGCAGCTCTAGATGCAGGACACGCTGATTACTTAAAAGCACCGTATGCTCTTATTATTGATTTTAAAGGATTTGATGATAACGGAAACCCACACAGTGTAGGAGCATTAGGTAGACGAGTATTTCCAATAAAAATTAATAAAATGGATTTTGATGTAAATGCTGGAGGATCGGCATATAATATTTCAGCACACGCATTTAACGAAAGTGCGTTAAGTAATATTGCACAGCATACTAAAAGTGATGTAAAAATTAGTGGCGATAGTGTGCTTGAACTATTACAAAAAGGTCCAAATAGTTTAACTGCTGTTATGAACAAACGCATAAGAGAAAAAGCTGAAGGAGAGACTGCTCCGATAAACAAAGATGAATATGTTATTATGTTTCCAAAAGAACTAACATCTAGTTTAGGATTAGACTCTCAGACTGATAGTGGCACCAGTGACAATGCAGCAATGACCGTAGAAGAATTTTATAGAAAGTCCCAAGGTTTACAAAATTATAACGAGCTTCCGAAAGCTGGGCAAGAAGAAGTACAAACTGCTTTTGATCAGTATAAAGAATTGTATATAACCAATAATAATGTAGCTTCGGCTGTTAGAAGAATTGCAGAAAGTTCTGAATTATCTAATCCAATTGGCAAGGGAACTATTGCAAAGTCAATGGTTGAAGGCGGCAATACTCCGTTTGGTATCGAAGCATACACAAAAAACGAAAAAGATGTATATGTTTCTGAAAAAGTTACAATTTCAAATGATTTTAGAGAATTTACATTTCCGCTAGGTACTAGTGTTGAACAAATTATTGAAGAAATAGTTATTTTAAGCTCTTATGGTAAAGCAGCCGCAACAGAATTTACTCCAGATTCAGACGGAATGATAAACTGGTTCAGAATTCATACTCAAACATTTTTAGTACCTGATGAACAAGTAAGAAGCGTAAGTGGCGAAAATCCAAAGGTATACGTTTATGCTGTTGTTCCTTACAAAGTTCACTCATCAGTTTTTAATAATGCTTCGCAACCATCAGTTGGTATTGAAAAACGTAAACAGCAAGCAGCTAAAACATATGATTATATCTATACAGGAAAGAACGACGACATACTTGACTTTGAAATTAATTTTAATAATGCATTTTACAAAGCATTAAACACAAATATAAACGGTAGTGGTGATTCTAGACTTCAAGCAAAAAACGGATCAAATGGGTCTACTGAAGAATCTTATAATGCATCTGAAGGAAATTCTGAAGGTAGTGGATTTTCTAATCCTAATGTAGCCGATGTAGGAGATGCTAACGGCACAGGTAAAGGAGGAGGATCAACAATGGATTCTCCAGCAGTTCAGGTTGCTAGAATGTTTAATGAAGCAATAGTAAATAACAACGTTGATATGATTGTTATGGATCTTACGGTTCTTGGAGATCCTTACTACCTAGCAGATAGTGGAGTTGGAAATTATAGTTCACCGGTTGCAGCAAAAGCGTACACAGCTGATGGGTCAATGGATTATCAAAGAAGCGAAGTTGAAGTGAATGTTAATTTCCGTACACCTATTGATTATGACGGTGAAAAAGGATCAATGATATTCCCACAAGACACTATTCCTGTAAAGGCATTTAGTGGCTTATATAAAGTAAACACTGTTGAAAACAGTTTTAGTGGCGGAAAATTTACACAGGTGTTAAGTATGAATAGAAGACCAAAACAAGATGACTCACCAATTACTGGACAAACTAGTGATCCAGGTGCAGTAGAATCGTCAGAAAATAACGATCCTGGTAAAGAACAAATTAAAAACAATACAGGGAGCACCGCTGTATAATGGCAATTGACGGACGTTCAGCAAGAAAAACGTTAGTAATTAATCCAGGGCCGTATGAAGCATTGGTTGTATCTCTACTCGATCCAAAAAGAATGGGTGCAATACAAGTTGAACTATTAAAAAATAGTACAGCAGGCAATCAACCTGAAAGATCGGGTCAAATTGTTACAGTGCAATATATGAGTCCGTTTGCTGGAGTAACACCAATTGATGGAACCACATCTAAAGACGATTTTCAAGGAACTCAAAAAAGCTACGGATTTTGGGCAGTACCTCCTAGTGTAGGAACAAAAGTACTTGTTATGTTTGCAGAAGGTAACATAGCAAGAGGATATTGGATAGGATGTGTTCCGGATGTATATCAAAACCATATGACACCAGATCCGTGGGCAGGCACGATATACAACAACACTGACAGTTCTAAAAAACTCCCTACAGGAGAATATAATAAACGACTTTCGACTGGTGTTGGAAATGATCCTTCGAAATACATTAAACCTGTTAACAACGACTTTTATACTATACTTGGAAGACAAGGTCTAGTAGATGACGATATTAGAGGCCCTGCTAATAGTACTAGTAGACGAAACTTACCTAGTAGTGTATTTGGTATTAGTACACCTGGACCTCGAGACAAAAGAGACGGTGCACCTAAAAGCCAAGTTGGTCCAAAAGAATATAGTACACAAACATTTACAAGTATATTAGGTGGTTCTAGTATTGTTATGGATGACGGCGACGAACGCTTTTTAAGAAATAGTTTTGCCGGACAAGACGCAATGTTATATACTGATTTAGTTGCTGACCCTCAAGCAACCACAGGTATTAAGACATTGCCTAAAGGCGAATCTTTTAGAATTAGAACACGTACAGGACATCAAATTCTTTTACACAATTCAGAAGACTTAATTTACATTGGCAATGCAACAGGTAGTACTTGGATAGAAATGACAGCCAATGGCAAAATTGATATCTATGCACAAGACAGTGTTAGTATTAGGACTCAAAACGATCTTAATATAAGTGCTGATAGAGATATTAATATGACTGCGGCACGTGATATTAACTATAATGCAGGTAGAGATTACAAACTTACTGTCGGTAATAACAGCGATTATAAAGTTGGCGGAAACCACAATATAGAAATTGGTGCTGATGAAAATCATTATGTTGGAGCGTCACAGAAGATATTTGTTGGCGCTACCGGAGATCTAATTGTAACTGGTGCTCATACTATTACAAATAACGCAACACTAGATATTAATACTAAAGGTGATAGAAAAGATACACAAGCAAATTTAGATTTAAACACTGGAGGATATAATTATCTTACAGCAGGCGGAAATACAGATATTCTTAGTGGTGGAAACCATAACGAGACGGCTACTGAAATTCATATGAACGGTCCAGCAGCAACTGAAGCAGCAACCGCAGGAAATGCGGCCCAAGCAGATGTTGCAGTACCAGCACTTTGGCCTGTACGTGTTCCAGTACACGAACCTTGGTTAGGTCACGAGCATTTAGATCCTGGAACATTTACTCCTGGCTTTACACAAGCAAGCAGTTCACCAAGTCCAGCATTACGAGAATCTACACCGTTGTTAAGTAGCGATAGCGACTTAACTACCAGTGCAGGTGCAGCAGCAGGCTCAACAGTAACAGCAGCAAACATAAATGGACCACAAACTGTTGTACCAGGAGAAGTAGGACCAATTGGCGATCAACCTGCTAAACCTGTAGAAGTTACACTACTACAACAGTTTTTCTTAAACGAACTTATTAAAAAGATTGGACTAGACCCTGCAAACGCATTAAAAACAGCAGATCCGGCTAGACTTGCTGAAGGTGAGACACCGGGCAATGCTGAAGCACTTGGTATGGCGATGGCACAAATACAAGCAGAGTGCGGTTTCAAACCAAGGAGTGAAAACTTAAATTATAGAGCATCTACGCTGAGACGAGTATTTCCAACTCGTGTTAAAACAGACGCATTTGCACAAGAACTTGCAGCAGCCGGACCAGCAGCTATCGGTAATACTATTTACGGTAATCGTTACGGCAATGCCCAAAACGAAGGTTACAAGTATCGTGGTAGAGGACTTATTCAGTTAACATTTAAAGGCAACTACGAAACATATGGTCCTAAAGCAGGTCATCCGGAAATTGTTGCAAATCCAGACTTAGTCAACGATCCAGAAATTGCTGTAAGAATTGCGTGTGCATACATACAATCTAAATCAATAACTTGGACTAGTTATGACTATTCTGCATTAGGCGAACAATTTCGTAAAGCTGTTGGATATGCAAATCAAGGCGGTAAAGAAACTGCAAATCGAATAGGACTTGGCAAAGGCTTTGCAAGTAAGATTATTACAGGCGATCTTGTACCAGTAGCAAGTATTACGACTGAACCTGCAGGAACAAACATTGAAGCAGGAAAACGTGTAGATCCTGCAGCAGGTCCACAATAGAGGGTAAATACTGTTATGAGCACAGAAGAAAAAAAATTATACAAAGAAATAACAGTAAAAGGAAATAAGCGTCCTTCTGTACCTGTAGAAAGTCGTGCCTACAGAGGTATTTCAACAACAAATCCAGAAAATACTAGCTTTAATCTTTATGATATTGCTCTTATAAAACAAGACATTATCAATCACTTTCATATTCGTGTAGGTGAAAAACTTGAGAATCCTGAATTTGGTACTATTATTTGGGACGTAATTTTTGAACCAATGACAGAACTTTTAAGAGAAGCGATAGCAAATAATGTTACAGATATTATCAACTATGATCCGCGTGTTCAAGTAGAACAAGTTACTGTAGATACATACGAAAGCGGCATTATGATAGAATGTACATTACTATATTTGCCTTATAATATATCAGAAAGTATGCGTATGAAATTTGATGAAGACAACTCTATTTTAACTTAAAGAATTATATACGCACTTATCTAATCTTAATAAATACTGTTACAAATAAAGGAAAGCAAGTATGTCAACAACCGACAGACAAAACAGACTATTATTAGCAGAAGATTGGAAGCGTGTTTACCAGTCATTCCGCAATGCGGATTTTCAAAGCTATGACTTTGACAATCTTCGCAGAACAATGATCTCATATTTACGAGAAAACTATCCAGAAGATTTTAATGACTATGTAGAGTCAAGTGAATACTTGGCATTAATTGATCTTATTGCTTTCTTAGGTCAAAATATTAGTTTTCGAATTGATTTAAATGCCCGTGAAAACTTTTTAGAATTAGCAGAACGCCGTGAAAGCGTATTACGTTTAGCAAGATTGCTTTCCTATAATCCTAAACGTAATCAAGCATCCAACGGATTATTAAAGTTTGAAACAATTAGTACAACTGAAGATTTATTTGATTCTAACGGAACTAATTTATCAGGACAGACTATTGTATGGAACGATATTTCAAATCAAGACTGGTACGAGCAGTTTGTTAAAGTATTAAATTCAGCACTACCAGCAAATGGAGTTTTTGGTAGACCAAACAAAACTGATATAGTTAATGGTATAAGCGCAGAACAGTATAGGGTAAATGGTACAAATACTGACATTCCGGTATACGGATTTAGTAAAAGTGTAGACGGTAAGTCAACACAGTTTGAAATAGTTAGCACTGATATTAGCTCCGGAAATATTGTTGAAGAAGCACCTTTACCAGGAAGTAATTTTGCATTTTTGTATAGAGATGACGGTCAAGGCGCTGGATCAAACAACACAGGATTTTTTGCACATTTTAGACAAGGAAGATTAGACCAAGGCAATTTTAACATTTCTAAACCAAGTGCAAATCAAGTTGTTGCTATTGATGCAATTAATGTCAATAATTCAGATACTTGGTTATACAAATTAGATAATCTTGGTAATGAATCAGAATTGTGGACAAAGGTTGATGCTGTAGAAGGCAACAATATTGTATATAATAGTTTAAGTAAAAATATTAGAAATATTTATAGTGTACTAACTCGTGTAGAAGATAGAGTTAGTTTAGTTTTTAGTGACGGAACTTTTGGATCTTTGCCTAAAGGAAATTTTAAAATTTACTATAGAACAAGCGATAACAGAAATTATGTTATTACACCAGATGAATTAATTAATATTACAATTAGTATCCCTTATCAAAGTAAAACAGGAACAAGTGAAAAACTTACAATAGGATTAGAGCTAAAATATACTGTTGATAACGGTACTACTTCTGAATCAAATAATGAAATAAAAGCAAATGCACCTGCAACGTATTATACGCAAAATAGAATGGTAACAGGTGAAGATTATCAGATATCACCACTAGCAGTTAGTCAAGAAATTATAAAAGTAAAAAGTGTAAACAGAACGTCAAGCGGAATATCAAGATATTACGATTTGCTAGATGCAACTGGAAAATATAGTAAAACTAATTTATACGGTAAAGACGGAATACTTTACACACAAACACTAATAAACAAAGAAACATTTACTTTTAATACAAAAACAGATATTGAAGGTATTATTAAAACTCAGATTGAAAGAATTTTAAAAGATTATAAAGTTAAAAACTTCTATTATGCACAGTTTGCAAAAATATTAGTTAGCGATCTTGGAGCAAGGTGGAATCAAGTTACCCGAGCGCAGAATATAACTACTGGTTATCTTACAGATGCAGATTTTTCTAAATTAAAAACAGGAACATTTACAGCATCAACATTACAGTACTTAGAACCTGGAGCAATGCTTAAATTTGAAGCTCCAACAGGATATCATTTTATGCCTGACGGAACTATAATGGCTGGCGCCGCAACTCATCCAGGAGCAACAACTTATAAATGGACTAAGGTTGTAAGCGTTAGCGGTCCGGGAGTTGACAATACAAACGACGGACAAGGTGCTATTGTTTTAAACGATATTATTCCAGGACCTATTAATAATGATTTAACAACAGCTCCCCAATTAACAGAAATTAAACCACTATTTACTACAGAAATAGAAACACAAATTAAAACACAAATAATTGACCAAATATTTACTTACAAGACATTCGGACTTCGATATGACTTCCAAACAAACACTTGGCGTGTTATACTAGAAGCCGATCTTGACATACGCTCTAACTTTAGTACTGGCAAAACTGGAGATTTATCTAATCAAAACTTAGATGCAAGTTGGTTGTTGTTATTCCAAACTAACGGTGAAACATATACAATAACCTACAGAGGCCAGCGATATGTGTTTGAGAGTGATAGAGAAATACGATTCTATTATGATAGTTCGGATAAAGTATACGATCCGTTAACTAATCAAATTATAAAAGATAAGATATCGCTAATGTCTATTAATACACAACCAGATGCTGACGGATATGCTTTAACACCGTTTACAGTTCCGTTCAATTGGGAAATTGTTAAAGAGTATAGAGACGGTGAAGGATATGTTGATGCTAAGAAGATAGAAGTAGGATTTTTTGATAGTGACGACGATGGTGTGGTTGATGATCCAGAAATATTTGACAAATTTATTACTACTAATACAAGTAAAAAATATGTATTCTTAAAGAAATATATTACAACTGATAATGTTGACGATTTTAGATATGTTGATCAAACAACAGAAAATATACAAGTAGTGGCTAACGAAGCAGAAATAACTGACAATGGAATAAGTAGCTATCCTGATAATTCTGTTTTCTATCAAATAGATAAGGACATATTCAAAGTTTATAATGTAACAACAGAAAAATTAGACTTGTCAGTTGACTATAGAGCATATTCAGGAAGAGATAAAATTATTTTCCAATATGAACACGCTGCTGATGAAAGTAGTAGAATTGATCCTAGTAGTTCTAACATTATTGATGTATATATGCTTACAAAGCAATATGATACGTTATACAGACAGTATTTACAAGGAGCAATAGAAACTAAACCACTAGCACCTAGTTCTGATTCTTTATATGTTAACTTTGGAGAAGAAATTAATAAAATTAAGTCAATATCAGATGAAGTTATATATCATCCGGTTAAGTACAAAGTACTATTTGGTACCGAAGCATCGGATGATCTAAAAGCAATGTTTAAAGTAGTTAAAAATCCAGATAGAGTTGTAAACGAAAACGAATTAAAAACTAATGTAATTGCAGCAATAAATGAATTTTTTGCAATTGAAAATTGGGAGTTTGGAGACACATTTTACTTTTCAGAACTTAGTAATTATGTAATGACTCAACTTGCTCCTGATCTTGCAGCGTTTGTAATTGTTCCAGTACAAAACTCGTTGTCTTTTGGTAGTATGTTTGAGGTAAGAAGCGAAGCTGATGAGATTTTTGTAAGTTCGGCAACAGTAGATAATATAGAAGTAGTGTCTTCGCTAACAGCGTCAAAATTAAAAGCAACCGGAGCAATATATACTGATGCAACACAAGTATCAGGAGTAGTTAGTGCATCAGGAAGCAATGTCTCAGGCAATGTCTTAAGCAGTGGATCAAGTAGCAGTGGATCAAGTAGCAGTGGATCAAGTAGCAGTGGATCAAGTAGCGGTGGAGGATATAGTTACTAATGTCTTACGATAACGATCAAAACGAATATCCGTTACCAGCCGAAGGTAATAACAACAGAAAAAGTGAATCTTTACTACCTCGATTTTTTAGAACAGAAACAAATAAAAAGTTTTTACAAGCAACATTAGATCAGCTTACGCAACCAGGAGTTGCTGAAAAGCTAAATGGTTATTACGGTAGACAAATTTCAAAAGCATATAATGCCGACGACAACTACGTTGGTGATGTGTCAACGAGCAGAGAAAACTATCAGTTTGAACCCGCAACAATAATTAAAGATAATTTAGACAATGTAACTTTTTATAAAGACTATAATGACTACTTGAATCAAATTAGTAGCTTTGGCGGCAACGTAGAAAATCAAGATATATTAAACTCACAAGAATTCTATGCTTGGAATCCTCATATTGATTGGGATAAATTTAGTAACTTTCGTGAGTATTATTGGCTACCATATGGTCCGCAAACTGTAAGAATTGCAGGACAAGAACGCGGAGTTGAAAGTACTATTGCCGTTAAACTTATTAACAATGTAGACAATGTTACATATAGTTTTAGCACAGATGAATTAGTTAATAACCCAACATTAATTTTGTATAGAGGACAAACATATACGTTTGACATAGATACAACCGGCACACCAATTACTATTAAAACAAAGAGGACACTAGAAGAAAGTTTTAATTATAATGATGGTGTTAGTTCTCAAGGTGTAGAAAAAGGAAAAATAACATTTACAGTTGGAAATTCTACTCCAGAAGTATTATACTATGTTGCTGAAAATGATATCAACAATACTGGTTTAATACAAATTAAAGATATTGAAGAAAATACAGAAATTAATGTAGAAAAAGAAGTATTAGGAAAAACATCATATACCTCATCTCAAGGCACAACACTTTCAAATGGTATGAAAATATCTTTTGCAGGGATTGTAACTCCTGCAGAATATGCAGAAGGTGACTGGTACGTAGAAGGTGTTGGCAATTCTATTAAACTAATAAAAGAGTCTAGTTTAGAAATACCTGGATCGTACGCAGATAATAAAGATGTTCCGTTTGATACTAATGCGTTTGATAGACTACCGTTTGCAAATGCTAACGGATACCCAACTGCAAAAGATTATATTGTAATTAATCGCGGAAGCCTTGACAAGAATATGTGGACACGTTATAATCGTTGGTTCCATAAAGATGTAATTGAAGCATCTGCTCTAGCAAACGGACAAACAGTTAGTGTTGATCAAACAGCAAGAGCTACACGACCAATTATTGAATTTGAAGCAGGATTAAAATTATTTAATTTTGGTACTAGTAATAAGAAAAATGTAGATGTTATTGATACATTTACTAAAGATATATTTTCAATAATTGAAGGATCGATAGGGTATAACGTTGACGGAATAGACCTTGTAAATGGAATGCGTGTATTGTTTACTGCTGATGAAGATATTAGAGAAGCAGGTAAAATCTATAAAATTAAATTTGTTACACATAAAGGTCGTAAACAAATAAGTTTAGTCGAAGAGCCCGATTCTACTCCTTTAGAAAATGAAACAGTGTTGGCACTACAAGGCGAAGCATATCAAGGAAAGATGTTTTACTATAACGGAACTTCGTGGAATCTAACACAAGAAAAAACACAAGTTAATCAGCCACCGTTATTTGATTTATTTGATGACGTAGGTAATAGTTATGCAGATTTAACAATGTATCCTAATTCAACATTTAACGGAACTAAGCTATTTTCTTATAAAGTTGGCACAGGAATTGTTGACAGTGAGTTAGGATTTTCGCTATCGTATAAGAGTATACAAAATATTGGAGATCTAGTTTTTAACTTTAATTTATTACTAGATACATTTACATATACAGATACAGCGTTAGCAACAGTAACACAAGGGACAGATGTTTGTGTGTTGCACAATTATTTGACTAGAACTAATTATGATAGTGTTAACGGATGGATTAAAGCAAATACTGAAAGTACTCAGCGTGTATTGCGTCAGTATGTTGCTAATACAAATCAAACAGATTTTGCAGTAGATGTATATGATAATAGCAGCACACTTGATGATTTAAATATTCGAATTACAGTAAACAATGATCTTAAATTTATTAATACAGATTATGAAATTGTAAATGTAGGAACCACCGCTACTGTAAGATTTAACAATCCGTTAATTGAAAATGACATTATAGTACTAAGAACACGTTCTGCTGCAACTAAAAATAAAAATGGTGTATATGAACTTGCTGGAAACTTAGAACGTAATCCGTTAAACAATGACGTAACAACATTTACATTAGGTGAAGTTAACGAACACGTTTCTACTATAGTACAAGAAACAGATGAATTTTTTGGAATCTATCCAGGCCCGGGCAACCTGCGTGATATTAATAATCCTGCACAGTATGGTAGAAGATTTTTACAACACAGCGGCCCTGCTAACTTATCACTTTATCATATTACAGATAAAAGTGCAAATATTATTAAGTCTGTAGATTTTGCTAGAAGAGAATATGCAAAATTTAAAAGATTATTTTTACAAACATCATTAGGATTAGGGTTTGACGGTACACCTAAAGCACACGTTGATTTAATCTTTAAAGAATTAAACAAAAATAAAACAAGTAATCTACCATTTTATTTTAGCGATATGGTTGCAACTGGCGCAGCAAGAAGGCTGGATTATGATGCAATACCAGATAATATATATTACGCACTTACACAAGCATTTGATATCACTGTTCCTAGTATATTAGCTGTTCACGTTTATTTAAATGATGTGCAATTAACTTACGGCAAGGACTATACATTTAATGCAGATGGCTTTTGTGAAATTACTGCTACATTAGAGTCTACTGATAAGATTACTATATTTGAATTTGAAACTACTGACGGAAGTTATGTTCCACCAACTCCGACAAAGTTAGGTTTATATCCAAAATACGAACCAAAAATGTTTATTGATGATTCTTATGCAACACCGCAAACGGTTATTCAGGGACACGATGGGTCAATTACTGCTGCATTTAATGATTACAGGGACGACTTATTATTAGAACTTGAAAAAAGAATTTATAATAATTTAAAAGTACAATATGATAGTAACCTAATTGACATTCATAGTTTTATTCCAGGCTCGTCTAGAACAACCGGAATATCTTTTGATTCTATAAACAACACAATGTTAAAAGATTTTGCATCTTGGCTAAACACTGTTGGCAATGTTGATTATACTAGTTCAAGTTTTTACAATAGAGAAGACCGATTTACATATAACTACAGCTCAATGACGTCTCCAACTGGAACGACATTGCCAGGCTATTGGCGAGCAATATATAAACAGGCTTATGATACCGACCGACCACATACACATCCTTGGGAAATGTTAGGTTTTACAATCAAACCAACTTGGTGGGAAACACAATATGGTCCTGCTCCTTATACTAGTAATAATGATGTTATGTGGTCTGATTTAGAAAAAGGTATAATTAATGAGCCTAACAAAGCAAAGGTAATATTAAAAAAATATATTAGACCAAATCTAACTTCAAATTTACCAGTTAACGGACAAGGTGAGTTATTAAGTCCTTTAGATAGTGGCTATGCCCGAGACTATGTAAATGCTTTAACTCGTCAGCCATTTAAATTCGGCGACGAAGCACCAGTTGAGACAGCTTGGAGGAAAAGTTCAGATTACCCATTCTCTTTATTTAAATCTTGGATTTTAAATCAACCTTCAAAAATTATAGGTTTAGGGTTTGATAGATTACGTACAATTAGAAATACTACCGGGCAGCTAGTTTATTCTCAAACCAATAAAAGACTGCGGTTGCAAGACCTAGTATTTCCTAATAATTCAGCGCGAGAAACTACTAATCGAATATATAGTTCTGGGTTTATAAACTTTATTTCAAATTATCTTGCAAGTAATATTTTAGTTAATTATCAAAACTATCAAAATAATGTAAAAAGTATTACAAATCAAATGGCGTTTAAAATAGGCGGATTTACTGATAAGTCTAAGTTTAATCTAATACTTGATTCTAGAACACCCTTAAATGAAGGCAATGTTTTTATTCCAGAAGAAAATTATAATATAACGTTGCAAACAAGTAGTCCTATCGAGATCGTTACATATAGCGGCGTTGTTATAGAAAAAATATCATCAGGTTATGTTATTAGAGGATACGATGTAACTAACCCTACTTTTAAATACTATAAGTTTAATAAAAACGAAAAAGATCCAGTAGTTAGTGTTGGTGGCATTAGTGCTTCGTATATTGAATGGTCTGAAAGAAAAAGATATACTGAAAGTTCAATAGTTGAATACAGCGGATCCTATTACAGGACTAAAGAAGCACATACTAGTACTGAAACTTTTGATACAACTAAATTTGCTAGATTACCTAGCTTGCCAATAACTGGCGGAAGATCTGCAACATTTAGATCAAAGTTTGATAAAACTTTTGTACAACAATTACCATACGGATCTGTACTACCTGATAGTCAAGCTGTTGTAGACTTTTTGTTAGGATACGGTGAGCATCTATCAGATCAAGGTTTTGTTTTTAACAACTTTAACAGCAATTTAGAACAAATTGAAAATTGGAAATTGAGTTCAAAAGAATTTTTATTCTGGACTTTACAAAACTGGGATGTCGGATCTTTGCTTACAGTAAGCCCGTCAGCTCAGCGAATTCAGTTTAAACGCGATGACGCAGTTGTTGATGACGTATTTGATACGTTTTATGATTACGGACTTGTAAAAGCAGATGGAACGAAATTAAAATCAGAATTTTGTAATATTTTAAGAACTAATGACAATGAATTTTTGTTTACAGTTAAAAATACTGCTGACGGAATATATGCAATAAAACTTCCATTAGTTCAGAAAGAACACGTAGTAATCTTAGACAACGAAACAGCATTTAAAGATACTATTTACGATTTAGAGCCCGGTTATAGACAAGAAAGAATTCGTGTATTAGGATATAGAACTGCTGATTGGTCTGGAGGATTAAATATTCCAGGATTTATATACGACCAAGCAGTAGTAACAGAATGGACACCTTGGAAAGATTATGCAATTGGTGACGTAGTTAAGTACAAAGAATATTACTACACTGCAACTGTAAAAATAACTGGTAGCGAAGTATTTGTTCCTAAAGATTGGTATAGGTTAGCCGAAAAACCAACTCCAGGACTGTTAACTAATTTAGAATACAAAACAAATCAATTTGCAGACTTTTACGATTTAGATACTGACAACTTTGATATTAATCAGCAAGAAGTTGCACAACATTTAATTGGTTATCAAAAGCGTGATTATCTAGCAAATATTATTAATGATGATGTTAGTCAGTATAAATTTTATCAGGGATTTATTGCTGATAAAGGTACTAAGAACGCATTAACTAAACTATTTGATGCTCTTGGCGCAGCAGATAAAGAAAGTTTAAACTTTTATGAAGAATGGGCTGTTAGGACAGGTCAATACGGCGCAGCAGACGGATATGAAGAACTTGAATTCTTATTAGATGAAGAACAGTTCCGTTTAAGTCCTCAGCCTATACTGTTAACAGATACAATACCTGATGATGTTTCAGATTTAATATATCGTCAATTACCATCTAGTGTGTATGTTGCTCCTAAAGATTACAATGGAAAACCATTTCCAACAGCATATGTTGAAGAAACTTCAATTAAAACTGCTGGATATGTAAGACAAGACGATGTTGATTTCGTTGTAACTAATAAAGACGAAATCTTAAATTTAGACATAACACAGTTTGACAGAAACGAATATGTTTGGGTAACATTTGAAAACCAAGAATGGAATGTATACAAACACATTGACACAAGTTACACTATAACGTCCGCAATACCTGATGGAGATAATTGTACATTAGTTCTTAATAAAATAAGCAATTTTAAAGAAGGCGATTTTATTGGAATTCAAAACATTACCGATCTTAATGGATTTTATAAAGTATTAAGTAGTTCTGTAAATAGGATTAGTATAGACTTAGGCGATGTAGCCTTTGCCCAACAACAGGATAATCTTAGCGGAATCTTAACAACATTTATATCTAATCGTGTATCAAAATTAGAAGATGCAAACGAATATGCACAACGAGAATCTACCAAAGATGAAAAAATATGGATCGATAGTGCCGACGACAAAGGTAGATGGAATGTTTTGCAGGCATCTCCTGCATATAACTTAGACGAAGATGTTATAAATCCAACACAATCAAATACAAGTTTTGGTAAATCCATCGCTGCTGACACTACAAATACTTTTATTGCTATAGGCTCTCCAGACAATAATGAAGGCAAAGTTCACGTATATAAACGACAGCAAGACGGTAGCACAGTTTACGGAACCTTACAACCACACCAAACGCTAGAACCTATTGCAAATTTTGATAACGGTGCTAGTAAGTTTGGCTCCAGTGTTACGATGAGTCCAGATGGAGAATATATTGTTGTTGGCGCTCCAGAAGCAACATATGTTAAAAGTTCATTTAAAGACGACTTTACATTTACAAATGATTATAAATTAGGTGCTATTGTACAATATGAAGGTGGACTATATAAATCAAGAAGAAGCGTAAAAGGTAATGCTGATAATATAGTATTTGGTTCTTTTGACAGTGCAAGTCGCTGGCGCTCAGAACTATACAAAGTACATAATTCTTATGCAGACTTTCCTACACTTGCCTTAGGCGATTTACCATTAGCAGTGTCAACTGATCACATTTTAGTAAGAGCTCCGATTGATTCTTATGAAGGAAGTAATGTTGGAGACAAGTTGTATTTAGATTGGAATGATATAACAAACGCTTATGATAATAATTCTGGTGTTAATATCACTGGGATTAATATGACATCACCAATGCAACTAATTACTCAAACAGATCACGGGTTGTCCGACTCAGATCCAATAATAATTACTGATGTGCCAAACGATAACATTGTGTTACCTGACACTGGACAATTTGATAATAGTGATGTTAATACTCCGTATGATACTATTCAACAGCAAGGTGTTAAAGGCTTAGAAAACAGAACATATTTTGTTAAAGTTGTTACATCACAACAAATTGAGTTATATGAAGATGCCGCATTATCACAAAGAGTAAATTCAAATATAGGATTTTCAGGGCAACCAATTGGTGCAGCAGCCGCAAACTTAAATTTAGGCGACGGTTCTATACAAGGAATAATAAGACAAATTGAAACACCGCTAAATGGTGTTACAGAACCCGGAGTTCCTTGGAAAACATTTTTAACATCTGATGTTCATACTATTAGACGTAAAGTTACTGATGTATTTTATGTCTTAGATCCTGTAAACATTCCTGATATTCCTGTAGAATTAACATTAGCAGGAAATTTACCTAATGCTATAAATGTTGGCGATGTTATAAGACAAGAAAATAATACTGTTGTAGGAACAATAAAACAAATTAATAATAACATAGTACAAGTTATAAATGTTTCGGGTATATTTAAAACTGGTGCTGATGGCGGCGGAAACATTACTTACACCAGCGGAGAAACAACAGTAGTAGCAAGTAATACTACACCTTCGGCAGTTACTACTATTGTCAATGAAGGAGTAAGTGTAACTACTTCTACTGGTAATGCTACAGTTGTATATGCACGTAATGAATTAGGTAAACTTGTAATTTATGCTAACAATAAAAACGGTGTATTTGATGCAACAGGTGAATTGTTTATTAATGATCAATTTAAAATTGGTAATTATGAGCGTCCATTACACGACGAGATTGATAGAAGTAGTGTACTAGGCGGCTTTTGGGAAATTGCACTTCCACAGTCAATAACTACTACTAATATTCATAAAGACAATGCATACGGGTTAGTTATTAGAGATGTAAAAAATAATTATAATCCTAGTAACTATTCATCTCCAGACGCAACCTGGACTGAAAGTGCAACATTATTACCGTACAAGAGTAGTTTACAAAACGCATTAGATAATCCTGTTCAAATACTTGTTGGCGTTGACCAACCATTCCAAAAAGAAATTGATTTAATTAGAGTGCTGAGTCATAAAAGCCAAGGTGTTGCAGGAGTAGTTACTGAGACTGATGTGTTAGATCCACGTTATGTTGTTAGAATTCCTAAGATAGTGTCGGATAAAGCAACGTCAGCATTTGCTAATGAATCTACTCCTAATCCGTATATTGGTGTGTTCTTAAACGATCTTCCAGATTCTAATGGCAACACTCCAGACTTAACAAACAAAGGATTTGGTACAAACGTTTTCAGTATTATAAATCAAACAAAAGTTCCAGTAGACTTATGGGACGGGTATATTGACTATGATGTGTTTGACCTAACTTTAGATTTAGAAGTTGGAGATACTATTAGAGAAGGTGAAACAGGTGCAACAGCAGAAGTAGCGTACTATCAGCGCGATGGCGATCAAGTCAGAGTTTATGTTAAAAATATTGCAGGTACATTTACATTTGGTACTCGATATATAACGGGTGTAGCTCCGGCGTCTATGTTTTTATACAAACAAGTTGGTGCTGTACTAACGAGAGTTGGTACTACTGAATCTAGACAACTTGCTGATGATGATATTGGTAAATTAGCAGTATTCCAACACACAGAAAACTTAACAATTCCGCCTACATTAACTTATGCAATTAATAGTGAAACTGATGAAATTGCAGACTACGAAGTAGAATTTATAACAGGTGTTGAATATCAAACTTGGATTGAAGAATTTAAACCAGGTACTTCTAGGGTTTCTCTAGCACCTAGTACAGAAAATAATGACTGGGCAGAAATAAACAATATTCCAATAAACGTTGGCAGAGACGCAAGTACAATAGTTAAGGAAGGTGCATACTTTGTATACAAACATAATAGCGAAACTGATCAATATGATTTAGTTAACGGTTATATTTTACCTAATAGAGAAACTAATAGACAATTAGGTAAACAAGTAAAGTTAATTAATAACCAAGACTTTTATAAGTTAGCAATTAATAGTAACGAGTCACACGCAAATGACGAAAAGCAAGAAGTAAGTCCTACAGGCAAAGGAAGAGTTTATTTTGTTATTAATGGACAGGACGAGTTTGGTACTTATAATTGGGAACAAGGGCGTAACAAAAACTTTAAAGGAATCTATAGAAATACGTCAGCTTATTATATTGATCAAATTGTAATTTATCAAGATTCTTTTTACAAAGCATTGACTAATTTGGACAATGAAGAATTTGATAGTACCAAATGGCAACTAGTTAGCGACCACGCTGACTTTGTTGGATATGTTCCAAACACATCTGGATTTGTATTTCCTGGAGACGATTCGAGTATAGTTAATTTAAATACCAGTGAATTTGGTACTGTGTTTGATATAAGTGAATCAGGAAGTGTTTTTGCAACTATTGCAAAATACAGTGACGGAACTAGTAAGTTAGTAATTTATCGATTAAAAGACTCACACTTTGAATATGTAACCGAATTTACTGCTCCAGCAACTAGTACAGGATTTGGAAATGCTATTGCAGTATCTGATAATGGTAACTTAATTGCAGTTGGCGCACCTTCTACAGACACTGATCAACTTAAACAAGGACAAATTTTTATATATAAAAATGTTAACGGAACATTTACTTTATTCCAAACATTAAGTAGTCCTAATAAAGAGCTTTCTGAAGGATTTGGTTCTAGACTAGGATTTGACGGTAATCAATTAGTAGTTACCGGTACCACAAGTGATATAATTTTAGATACTACCTTTGATAGATATCAAAATAAAAAATCAGGGTCAACATATGTTAATGATCCTAGAAGCGCATTACAGGTTGGTGAAACGTTATTTGATGGCGGATTTACAACCTATGCAAGAAGAGTTGAAGATAGCGGACTTGTTTTCATATACGAAAATATAAATGACACATTAATATTTGGACAACGATTAACATATAATAATTTTAATGTTAAAGATTTTGGTGATAATATTCTTGTTAAAAATGACACCATTATGGTAGGACTGCCAAACCTTAGTGTAGTCGGCGAACTTTCTGGTAAAGTTGCTGTATATATTAAAGCGTCAGACAGTAGAACTTGGAGAGTGTTAAGACAACCAATTGATCCAATTACAATAAAGAAATTTAGAGGATCGTTCCTTTACAATACTGTTGAAAATAAAATGTTAACAAGGCTTGATATAATTGATCCATTACAAGGAAAAATTGCAGGAGTTGCAGAACAAGAATTGTCTTATAAGACATACTATGATCCTGCAAATTACAATGTAGGTTTTGCAAATACTAAAGAACAGTTTATTACTTGGGACAATCAAAACGTAGGTAAATTATGGTGGGATTTAAGTACAGTAAAATTCTTAGACTATAGACAGGGTAAACTTACATTTGCACAAAACGTTTGGAACACACTAGCAAAAGGCGCCAGTATAGATGTTTACGAATGGGTTGAATCAAAAATACTTCCGAGTGCTTGGGATAGTCAAGCAGATACTAACGAAGGCATTTCTAGAGGTTATAGCGGTCAAACAAAATATGGTGATACTAAGTATGTTGAAAAAGACGTATATGATAAAATATCACAAACTTTTAGTAAGCGATATTACTTTTGGGTTAAAAATAAAAAAATTGTTCCAAATGTAGAAGGAAGGGTGCGCAGCGGCTTTGATATTGCAAATATCATTGCAGATCCTGCAGGACAAAAGTTAAAATTTGTTAATATACTTGGAAGCGACAGGTTTATTCTTTACAACTGTAATAACCTACTTGAAAATAAAGACATAGCAATTAACTTCCGTTACTGGACTATTGAAAATCAAGATAACAATATTCATACAGAATATCAAATTATTACAGACGGTCTAGAAACAAGTCGACCAAAAAACATAATTGAACAAAAATGGTTTGATAGTTTAGTTGGTCAAGATCTATATCAAAGACCAGTTCCTGATCCAACACTAAGTGTTAAGCAAAAATACGGTAACTTGAATAGACCTCGACAAGGATGGTTTATTAATAGAGTAGAAGCACTAAAAGAAGTAATTGAAAGAGTTAATAGAGTATTAGAAACTCAACTTGCTATTGATAATCTTGATCTTACAAAATTATCTGAAAAAGATCCTACTCCAACGTTATTATCAGGACAGTATGATGAAGCAATTGATACTGAAGCAGAATTAAGATTAGTTGGCACAGTTCGAGCAACACAAGCACAACTTGAAGCTGTAGTTGTAGATGGCACTGTAACTAAAGTTAATATAGTTAATGCAGGTAGAGGATATCGCAATCCACCAAACGTTACAGTTACAGGCACAGGACAAGGCTTAGAATTGCAGGTTGTTTTAAACAACATAGGAGCTATCTCTAGTGTTAATATATTAGATGGCGGCACTAACTACCAAGACACTATTACCCTTGCTGTACGACCCTTAACAGCACTTGTACGTGCCGATTCTACGCTAGGAGGAATATGGGTATTATATTCTTGGGATAGTGTTAATAGAAATTGGACAGTGTCTAAACAACAGCAGTTTGATGTATCTCAATATTGGGAATATAAAGATTGGTATGCAACAGGATACAGTAATTTAACATCGTTTGATTACTTAATAGACGACTATTATCAGTTAAACATTATTGACGATTCTATTGGCGATATTGTAAAAATTTCTAGTGTTGGTACTGGCGGCTGGATATTATTAGAAAAAATTATTAATATTGACACACCAGATTATACAACTGGTTACAAAACTATTGGTAGAGAAAACGGAACTATTAAATTCTTAGATAAAATTTATACTACTGAAGAAGGAAAAACAGAATTACGAAAAATACTAGAAATTATTAGAGATAACCTGTTTATTAATGAATTAGCAAACGAATATAATCAGTTGTTCTTTGCAAGTTTGCGCTATGTACTGTCAGAACAAAATTATGCAGACTGGTTATTTAAAACTAGTTTTGTAAAAGCAAAACACAATGTTGGACAATTAGTTGAAAAAACAACATATCAAAATGATAACTTGCCTAGTTTTGAACAATACACAAACGAAGTTAAACCATATAAAACTAAAATTAGAGAATACTTATCGGCATACGACAAAACAGATAACACACAGAGTGTTATAACTGACTTTGAATTATCTCCGTTTTATAGTGTACAACTAGGACAAATAGTATCTCCACAAGTACAAATAACCGACGGTGTATTGTCAGGAATAAACTTTGACGAAACTGAATATCCACAAAAACATTGGATTGATAATTTTACATATAGCATAGATGAAATTATTATAAAAGATGGTGGAACAGGATATTCTGAAGCACCAACAGTAATTATTACCGGAGGCGGCGGCACCGGTGCTAAGGCTAGAGCATTTATTGGTAGTGGAAGCGTTACGTCAATTGTTGTTACTGATCCAGGTAGTGGTTATACTAGTGTACCAACAGTTACTATTATAGGAACACAGGCAGAAAATAGCAAACTTCCTAGTGTTTCAGTAATACTTAAAAATAAAAAAGTTAGGACACTTAATGTAAAACAAAAGTTTGATAGAATTACACCAAATTTTGAAATATTTAATTTACCTGAGACTGAAACATTTACAAGCACTGGTACTGAATTAAAATTAATTTTAAAATATCCAATGGATTTAGCTAGAGCTAATGTTAGAGTTTTCTTTAATAATATCGAAGCTCTAAGTAGCGAATTTAGTTATAATAACGAAGAAATATTAGTTAGTGATAAGTCCTATACTAAAGAAGTTGGATATATTTTATTAGATAGTAGTAAGATTGCTGGAACACTTATTAAAGTAGAATATAATAAAGGCTATGAACTTTTAAGTGCCGCAGATAGAATTAATCTACTATATAATCCTGTTACAGGACAGTACGGCAAAGATTTAGGACAGTTAATGGACGGCGTTGACTACGGCGGTGTAGAAGTACGTTCGTTTGAATTTGGACAAGATGCAGGATTTGATTCGCAACCTTGGTATACTTCTGCCTGGGACACATACGATGAAAATTTTGACGATGAAAGTTTTGTTACTGAAGGTATAACTACTTCGTTTGTACTAAGCAAACCATTTGACGAAGATTCATCTTATAACGTATATGTAAACACTACAAGAGTTGATGATCCAAATTATGACGGTAGTACAAAAACTTATCTAGCAGACGACGGTTCTACAATACTTGCATTAGGAAATCCTAATGCAATAATGAAAACACTTACTACTGAAAGTGACGAATACGAAATAACTACTGATGCAAACGGATTGCCTGTCTATAAAGTTAATATACAAAATGTTGATGAATGGGAAGATTTTTTTGCTTCTGAAGGCACTCCAGCAGTACCAGCAGTACCAGCAGTAACAGCAGATCCAGAATACAACAATGGTGCAATTATTGATGTAGTTGGTGACGGAAGTGATTTCTTCAAACGTGAAGTTACAACTAACGGTGTAAGAATTATGGGTGCTGGCACAGTGGGCGGACAAACAGCAGTACCAGACGCATTCTTAGAAAAAGTAGCTCGTATGTTTGAATTGTTTACAGATCCAAATGGAGTAGGCATTAATCAAACATACCAAAGAGCGTTAATTAAAACACTAAGTGGCGACACAGGAACTTATCACGCAGGCTTACCAACTATACAAAGAGTGGCAAGAGGTGCAGGAGCAGATTATACTCCAAACTTCCTAACTGACGCAGGCGTTATTAGTTGGAACCTAACTAACCTGTTTGATACTCACGTACAAAATGATATGGTTTGGTATTTAAACTCAACTGGTGACGGCTATGGCGATGGCGACATAGATGCACAAGAAGTTATTGAACACGTATTCCACACACTTCATATGCACGGGCTACCTGCAGATGATATAAAATTATATAGTTTCTTAGCCGCTGACTGGCAGACAGGTGATTTGTATGCAGCAATGGAAGAAGCATTTGACGGTGGATTTTGGGATCCCACAGGTTATCAAGTAAATCCAGATGATTGGAAAACAGATGCAGACGCATTTGAAGTAGCAGCAAAAGAGTATTTGTACTTGCTAAACTTTAGTATGTTTGAATATACAGAATTATGGGATGGCGGCAGTCTTGCTCCTGAGTGGGCAGATAGTGTGCGTACCCAAGCAGGAATTCAAGCAAATAACCCATTAGGTTATGCGTTCCACAACACATACATTGCTCCGGTTATTAGTAAACCATCACTTGCTACTATTAGAAGCATATTCCAAGATGGTAACACACCAGCACAAGATGATCCAAGCCTGGCAGGTGCATCAGGCTATGTTGTGGACATATTATCAGAAGGATCACCAGAAATTCCTGCAATACCAGGCGTTGCTTCAGATCCAACTATTACTATTAGAAAATCAACAAGTGACGGTAGTTTCCTTCCAAGTGGTGCTGGATTTGACAGTCTTATTGAAGGTGGTAACTTACAATATGGTACTGCAACAGGATTAGACGCAGGAGACATTAATATTGATGGTGATGGATTTGTTACTCCAACAACATCGAAAGGTCCAGAAGAATTAGTTCCGGGGCAATTACACGATACACTAGACTTAAAAGTTTATGATAGAGCAGCAGCCGGCGGCAGCGCAATATCAACTCGAAATTATATTGCAACAGCATCACAAAAAATATTTGCTCTTGATATTCTACCACATAACATTTACTCACTGTTAGTAAAAGTAAACGGAGTGTTACTTACTGAAGATGATTATGTAATTGATTATAACTTAAAGATTATTACTCTTAACACTGGGTTAGCTTTGGGAGATAAAGTAAACATAATTTCAATGTCTGGAAACGGAGAAAGAATTCTTGATATAGATTACTTTACCGGCGACGGAACTACTAAAATATTTGTAACTAATGTTGTTCATATTGACGGAATACAATCATATATTACAGTAGATGGTGTATCGGCAAAAGTTGAAGTATTTAAAACAGATAGCACCTACGGTGAGCTTGAAGGATTAGTTGGAATTGAATTTGTTGTTCCACCGGAAGAAAACTCACATATATTTTATGCATTGTATGACACTAACGAAGAAGATATTCAGCGTTATAGCGAAGTAACTGTTAATAGATTTGTTGGAGACGGTAGCACAGTAGGATATCAATTAGATCCAGCACCATTTACGAAGCTACCATTAAGTCATAATATTATTGTTAAAGTTAATAATACAATACTATATCCGGGTTATACTCAGCACTGGTATGTGGTTCCTACTAGAGAGTATCCATTAGATCCTGCACAACAGGCTCCAAGTAGTCTAAGTCCAGATGAAGTTGATGTATATTTAAATGGTAAAAAATTAGTCTTACTTAACGATTATAACTGGGATTTTGCTAATAGTCAAGTAGTACTATTTGATAATGTTGGAGAAACAGGCGATGATCTTGAAATAGTTATACCAAAAAATAGAGAATATCAATTTTCGCAAAATACTAGAATAAGTCTTGCAAGCGTTACAGGTACTTTTGAAGTAGGCGAAACTGTAAATATTGGAACAGGTGATAGTACAGTTTATAGTGCTGTAGTTAAATCTTATAGTTCAGGAAATTTAGTAATTGTTGGAACAATCTTAGGATTAGTTGAAGCAGTTGATGACGATAATACTTTACCAGTTACAGGCGTAACCAGTGGAGCAACATCGGCAACTATATTAGGAGTAACGTTAATTGAAGCAGGCGACAGTCTAGTACTTACACAAGCTCCAAATGAAGGTGATACTATTGATGTGTATAAGTTTAGCAGACACGAAATACAAGATATTCAAATGGAAACAAGCACAAATGTAATTCGTAGTACTCTTACTGTTGGTAGTGAGGACTATTATGATGCTCATAGATTAGGCAGGGGCCTTATTAAACTAAGATCAGCTGCACTTGATACTGCATATGTTTGGGTAAGTTTAAATGGTGAACTTTTAACACCTAATGTAGACTACAAATTAGTAAAATTAGATACATACATACATATTGCTAGAAAGTTAGAAACAAACGATATAGTTCAAGTTATACATTTTGCAGCAACACCTTCAAACGCGAAGTTTGGATTTAGATTGTTTAAAGATATGCTTAACAGAACGCATTATAAGAGATTAAACAAAGATAATATTTATACGCTTGCAGAACCGTTAAATATTACTGATAAGACAATAGTATTGGCTGATGCAACAGGTATTACACAACCTAGTAAAGAACTTAACGTTCCGGGAGTGTTATTTGTAGAAGGTGAACGCATTGAATACTTTACTGTAACTAATAATACATTAGGTCAGTTACATAGAGGAACATTAGGAACAGGGCCAAAAGATACATACGAAGTTGGCACTGAATGTATGGATCAAAGTACTTCTGAAACTATTCCTTATACTGATCAAATGGTTTCGTTAATTGCATTAGATGACGAGTCAACGCAAATAGTACTTGATTGGGTACCAACTAAAGGCGTAAATGAGTTTGAAATATTTGTTGGCGGACGTAGATTACGTAAAAATGCAATACCGTCATACCAGTTCCAAGAAGTTGATGCAAACGGAAACGTAACAACAGGACTTATTGATCAAAATAGCCCAGAGGGAGATATTGTACTACAACCAGAATTTACATTAGCAATAGACGATAATGTTGCTACAGTCAGTCTTGTAGAAACTCCAGCTGAGAATAGCAGGATATTAGTAGTAAGAAAAATTGGAAAAACTTGGCAATTACCAGGAGAACAACTAAGATATGCAGATAATTCAATTGCGAATTTCATCCGCGGAGCAACAACTGACTTACCTAAATAAATACACTAGCAGGAAGATAAAATGACAGATACATTTAAAGACTTAAACGGCGTACTACTACAAGGACATATTAAAATTACTGATCCTGAAAGTGGCGAAGTTTTAATAGACAAACGAAATGCTATTCATTATGAAAATATGAGTATAGCACTTGCCGAATCATTGGCGAATGCAGGACAAGGTCCTATATATAAAATGGCATTTGGCAACGGCGGCACGTCAGTAGATCCAACTGGCATTATTACTTACTTGACTCCAAACAGTACCTGCACAAACGCAAGTTTATATAATCAAACCTTTGCTAAAGTAGTAGACGATCAAGCAAGTAACAACACAGATCCTGTAAGAAACAAAATAGAAACTAGACACGTAAGTGGTACAAACTATACTGATATACTTGTAAGTTGTTTACTAGATTACGGTGAACCTAGTGGACAAGATGCTTTTGATACTACAACAAATACAGAAAATTTATATGTGTTTGACGAATTAGGCTTAATAAGTGCAGGACCAAGCGGTGCTGACGGAAGATTGTTAACACACGTTATTTTCCATCCTGTACAAAAAAGTCTTAATAGACTTATCCAAATTGATTACACTGTAAGAGTGCAAAGTTTAACCGGTTTTAACGAGGTGTAATAAATGGCATACGAGATTAGATATTCAGATTTTGTAAACAAAGGTAGTATTGTAATTGAAGATAACACAATTAACCAAGATACTTCTTTAGATTTACCAGGTAGAAATACAACTGCTTACGGTGCTAGTATTGCTGGCAATTTTTTAAAATTATTAGAAAATTTTGCTAACGCAACGCAACCTCTTAACCCAGTAGAAGGTCAATTATGGTACGATAATAGTCCGGGCGTTGACCAGCTTAAATTATGGGACGGCACAACTTGGGTAGCTGCCGGAGGATTAAAGAAATCAAATCTTCCACCGGAAGCACAAAACAGTATTATTGGTGATCTTTGGGTAGATACAGACAACGCACAACTCTATTTGTTTGCAGGCTCCGGATGGGTACTGGTAGGTCCAGAATTTGCTGAAGGGTTAGCAACTGGTACACGACCAGCAAAGGTTATTGCTATTGACAATAACGAATATGATGTTGTATATGTAGAAGTAAAAGGTAAAATACTTGGTGTAATTGCAAGTGAAGCGTTTACACCTAAATCTTCAATAGAAGGATTTCCAACTGGAATTAAACCAGGGTTTAATTTATCAGCAAACAATATAGAAGGCGACGGAGTTCCACAGTTTAACGGTATCTCTGAAAAATCGTTGAATTTGGTTGTTCCTGGAATATCTGCAGCAAATGATGTACTAATTACAGCAAGCAATGTTATGCGTAAAGACGCAGAAAATACAACTAATTGGCCTATCAAAATTAAAAATGCAGCCGGTGTTAATGTTGGACTTACAAATGAGCTTAAACTATATGTAGATGGATTTGCAGGAGTGCTACAGCACGATATAAGCGGTTCTAATTTACAAATAAGAATGAATAATGCAGGTACTACTAGAACAGTAATAACTGTTGATAGTACTGAAAAAGTTGGCATTAATAATCCAAGTCCTCAATATGCATTAGATGTTGACGGAACAATACAATCAGATGAACAAATACGTGTTACTAGCTTAACAGATAGTAGTGGTGTTAGTAGCGGAAGCATCATAACAAGTGGTGGTGTTGGCATTGCTAAAAATTTAAGTGTTGGCGGCATTGCTGATATAGATGGACCTCTAGTTATAGGTAAACCAAATCTTATTAATCCAGATACTGGGTCAGTCAATCCGGTATCCGCAGCAATTTTACCAGATTTAAATAATTTAAGAACTATCGGCCAACCTGATAAAGTTTTTAGTGCAATGTATTCTACAGAATTTGTAGGAAGTTTACGAGGAGATGTACAAGGATCAGTATCAGGTAGATCTGGACAATCAGACAGACTGTCATCACCAACAGTATTCCAAATGACTGGAGATGTATCGGCAAATAATGTTAGCTTTGACGGCCAACAAGGTACAGTTACATTTAATACTGTAATTGACAGTGCATTTATTAATACAGCACCGGCAAATACAGGAGTTGGTGACGCTGCTCAACCAGTAGCATCAGAAGCAACAGATTTATTTTTAATAAGTAAACCTGCTGGATTATTTCAAATGCCTAGAGATAGAATACTAGGAGGCATTAAAGCAATTGTTCCAATTGGATCAATTATGCCTTATGCAGGAATAACTGATGACGTTAATATTCCGTTGCCTGCAGGATGGTTAATATGTGACGGTTCAAACTATTTAATTAGTTCCTTTGGATCGTTGTTTACTAGAATTGGATATAGCTTTAAACCAAAAGGTGATGTTGATGCAGAACAAGGAGTAGCAGACCAATATTTTGCTGTTCCAGATATGCGTGGAAGATTTCCACTAGGTAATGACAGTATGGGTAGCAGAGGATCAGCAAATGTTGTAGATAGCGATGCTGCTGATCAACACGGTGGTAAGAGTGGTTTAGAAAGAGTAACACTTTCAATAACTAATTTGCCAGAACACGAACACGATATGGTAAACGATAGAGCGGGTGCAGAAGCAGCGGGTTCGCAATTTTATGCAATTAGCCCGACAGCCGCAGTACAAAATTTATCAGCAGATCATACAATACAAGATGCTGACTTAATTGGAACCAGTACTGGTGCATTATATGCAGGTACAGGCGGAATACTTTCACAAAGTACTGTTGGTCAACCGTTTGATATATTAAATCCGTTTGTAACACTAAACTATCTAATTTATGCAGGAGAAGACAATTAATGGCTTACAAACTTAATAAAACAAACGGAACACTACTAACAGAATTAGTAGATGGACAAATAGACACTACTTCCTGCGATTTAACACTTATAGGTAGAAATTATGTTGGCTTTGGCGAAGCATTTAATGAAAACTTAATAAAATTGCTTGAAAACTTTGCTAGTACCGGAGCTCCGTCTACACCAATTACAGGACAAATTTGGTACGATTCGTCAGAAGCACGACTAAAAGTGTATGACGGTTCTGCATTTAAGTCAAATGGTCCTATAGTACAGAACACACAGCCTCAAATGGTTGCTGGCGACATTTGGATTAATAATTCAACAAACAAATTATACTTTTTTGATGGAACAGACTTAGTATTAGTTGGTCCGGTATACGATAATGCACAAGGACTAAGCGGATGGGAAGTTGATACTGTTAGAGATAGATCAGCAGTTGACCATACACTACTAAAAATGTACGTAGGCGGTATACTAGTTGCATTTATAAGTAATGATGTATATACACCTACATTAGAAGAACAATCAAAATTAGGAATAACAACTAGTATTCGAAAAGGTATTAGTTTTATTGACGAAGATAATTTTAGAATTTACGGTGTAGCTGATGCTGCCGACTCGTTAATTACTGACCAAATTGATCCTGACACTGGATTAAGAATTAGAAAAACAGCTGGACAGTTTTTACCATCTGGTTCTAATGGAACAACAACAGGTTCGTTGTTTATTCAAAATCAGTCAGGTTTAACTATTGGTAACAGTGGACAAGCTAGAATGTTTGTTACTGCTGAAGGCACAGTAATACAAAACAATGCTATTAATGATACATTTAGATATAGATTATTAGGTAATACAGACTATGATGGAATAGTAATAAATCCGTCAAATAGAGGATTCGGTATTAATTTAGATGCAGGTACTTTACCAGAAGCAAACTTAGAAGTTAATGGCGATACAATTATTAGAGGTGACTTGACAGTACAGGGTAGTAGTATTACAATTGAAACAAGTACGCTCACTGTAGATGATTATAACATTGAACTTGGCGCAGCTGATACTACAATAACATTAGATGTTGCAGTAGCATCAAATATTGCATCACAGTTAACAGTTAACGAAATAATTACACAATCAACAACAAATGCAAGTGGATTTTTTAAGAGTATTTCTACAGATAGAACACAAATAGTATTAGAGCCAAGAGATGGACTTTTTACAGCTAGTACTAATACAGTGACAGCGGCAAGTGCAGGAGTATTATACCAAGCAGACGGAGTAACTGAAGTTAATGTTGGTAGTGTTGCACAACGAACTGATGCAACAGCAGACGGCGCCGGTATAATTATTAAAGGTCCAGCTTCTACTGTAAATCTATACGACAAACATATTAAATGGATTAATGATACAGTTAATGGAACTAACTGGGAATTTAGTGATAATATAAATCTTGTTGATGGTAAAGCATTCAAAATTAATGACATTACAATGATCCAAGAGAATAGCGGCAATTCTTTTCACGAACTAGGCGCTGCAATTGAAGAAGCTTCTGGATTAAGAGATGTAGGTATTATGGATCGCTTACGAGTTCATAGTAGTATGCTACTTGACGAACTTAGCGGTGTTCCAACTATTGCAACATCAGCAGGTCTTACAATTGATAGTGCTGGTACTATTACGTTTAAAAATAGTTCAAGTGATGTTATGCTTACTGGCGCGGCAACTACGCAATATTATACTGGTAATACTGCTGACGTTGCTAATAAAGACTACGTTGATACACGTATGGAAAGTAAAACTATTTCATTACAACTAGATGTTACTGATATGCCGCAACCAGGATTTGCAACGCTAAACGACCAAATTATTGACTCAATTACATTTTTACATCCACCATATGAGCTAAGAGAAAACACTTTTGCAAGGGTTCTTACAACGGCATTAAGAGGGCAAGTATCAGGAATTAACGTAGAAGATGCAATACAAGTATCAAGCATTGGTGTTGATTTTAGTGATATTAATACTGTTGATCCATATGGTGCTGTACCAACTGCTAATGGTAGTAACAACCAACAGATAATAGACTCTATTGGTTTTGTTAGCTCAGTAGCTGGTACTGTTACTATTAAAGCAGACGATGGTGCTGGAGTTCCAGCATCAACTAGAGTAAAACGATTTTATAAAGTTGTAGATGTTGCCGGAACAAAAGTTTGGCAATCTTCTGCAATTGGACCTTACGGCGAATCACCAGGTGATAGTATTCCACCAGTAGGATGGACACCGTAATCAAACTGAGGCAAATGCGATAAATACTATATCGTAATAGGGGAAGTTAACTAATGGCTTACACAATATTTAATACTCGCAATAATGAGCTTGCAGTAGTTGAAGATGGTACAATTGATAATACCACAGACCTAAAATTAATAGGTAAAAACTATGCCGGCTATGGCGAAATACAAAATGAAAATTTTGTTTATCTACTAGAAAATTTTGCAGGAGCAAATCAACCACCGAGGCCAATTGCAGGTCAGTTATGGTTTGATACTAGTGATCAAAAATTAAAAGCCTATGACGGCAATAATGAAAGCGTTTTTGTTCCCCTCGGAAATGTTCATATTGGTGCCAAACCATCGGGCGCAGCAATTACAGCAGCAAATGTTAACAAAGGCGATTTATGGTGGGACGATGTTACAAGTCAGTTGTATGTACATAATGGTGCATTGGCAGGTGATCCGTTTGTATTAGTTGGTCCAGCAGGCAATCAAAGTGTAAAAACTATAATTGAAGATGCTGTAGTCTACGATAATTTATTTGCAGGACAAGCAGACCCAACACCGTATCAACACAAAATACTAAAAGGCTTTATTAATGATGTTGTAGTCTTTACTATGAGTAACGACGAGTTTGACTTAGATGACAGCAATGCTATTGCTGGTTTTGATAGAATTAAAAAAGGTATTACTCTTGTTAATACTGAAAATGCAAATAATGGTGTAACAACTGGAAATTACGAATTCCACGGCAATTCTTCTAATGCATTACGATTAGGCGGAACACTAGCAGCAGAATTTGTCCAAAGAACAAATCCTGTATTTACAACACAAGTTGATATTGATGACAATGATGGATTACAAATTGGTCCAAATAATGAATTTTTATTAAAAATAAGTGGAAACGAACCTATTATAGAGTCAACAGTTAATGGCTCACCAATAAATTTAAAAGTAAAAGACAGTGGCGGAAGTACAGTTACTCCTGCACAGATTACTGCTACAGGAATTTTGCCAAGTGCAGATGCTTCGAGCGGCATATTTAACTTAGGTAGTAGTAATAAAAGATGGAACGAAGTACACGCTTTAAACTTTAAAGGTACAGCAGATAAAGCTGATCAATTATTAAGTAACGGAACTTATAAAAATGCTGATAAAGCAAACACTGTAGATACTATTGTAACACGTGATAGTGTAGGCGATATATTTGGTACTAGCTTCCGCGGAACAGCATTATATAACAGTACAAACGCAGCAGACGCTGTTACAGCGCGAGTTACTAAAGCTGATAGTGTACAAGTAGACGGTACTAGCACCTATGTAAACGCTACTACAACAAGCACAGCAGACAAATTAGCACTAAGAGACAGTAGCGGAAACCTATTTGCTAACCAATTTAATGGAGTTGCTACTAGGGCTGCTACAGTTCAAGTTTCAACTGGAGTAAATCAATATGAGTACAGATCAGCTAGTGTAGCAAACGGATTATCTGATGTTCCAGATAGTGTTGCAATTAGAGATGAAAACGGTAGTTTACACGCAAACGAATTTATTGGCACTATGAACGGAAATGCATCTACAGCTGATAAATGGGCAGCACCAATAACATTAACTTTAGACGGCGATGTAAGCGGTAGTGCATCATTTGATGGATCAACTGGTGTTACATTAACTGTAACTTCAGGCAGCAACAGTATTGCACTCGGAACTGATACAACAGGTAATTATGTACAAAGTATAGCAACAAAAGCTAATCAAAGTGATTATATAAATATTTTTGTTGACGGCACCCAAGATGGCGCAGGCGGAGAATCTAGTAGTGTACAGATAGGATTAGACGCTGATACTGCAAATAACGGTAACACACTTGTTGCTCGAGATGCAGCTGGTGCTTTTTCCGCAGGTAATATTTCAGTAGGTACAGTAGACGGTTCAACAATTACAGCAAGTACTAGACTTGAAGGAAATGTTAACCAAGCAGGTACTGCAAACAGTGGTTGGTTTAGTAATTTGGTTGTTAGTGGTACGTTTAGTGCAACTACAGACCTATCAGATGTATCCGGCACAATAGCAATTGGCAGCGGCGGCACAGGCGGTACTACTGCTGCACAAGCAAGAACTAATTTAGATGTTTATTCTAAAGCAGAAACATATACACAAGCAGAAATTGATAGTGCTATTTCATCAGGTGTAGGAGGTGTAAGTACATCTTCAATATCCAATGGTACTAGTAGTGTTTCAGTTGCAAACAATGCAGATACAACATTTACACACGCTGGCGTAACAATCGGAGCAGTTACAGCTTCAGGCATTAATCTAGAAGGCGGATTTCAATTTATAGGAACTGCTACTAGTGCAGAATACGCTGACTTAGCAGAAAAATATTCAACAGCAGAGGAACTTCCAAACGGAACTGTTGTTGCAGTAGGTAGAATGCCAGGACACGAAGTTGACCCAGCCAATAGAGGTGACATAGCAATTGGTGTTGTATCAACTGATCCTGCACTTATGATGAACAGCAAAGCTGAAGGACAATATATTGGACTTAAAGGACGTTTGCCTGTACGTGTTATTGGTGCAGTTAGAAAAGGTCAAGCAGTATATGTAGATGATAATGGTTACGCAAGTACAGCAATTAACGGCGGATCGTTAGTAGGCGTAGCATTAGAAACAAACAGCGACGAAGCCGAAAAATTAGTTGAATGTGTTCTTAAAGTATAAGAAACGTTAGGCATTAAAAAAGGAGCATTAACGCTCCTTTTTTTGTGACTTAATTTAAGTAATTGTATTAAACGTTAACCCAAGCAGTTCCATTATAAACTTGTAGTTGATTAGTTGCACTTGGCGATGTACCAGATGTCATAAACAACATCATACCTGCTGCCGGACTTGGAACTAATGTTCCTCTAGCTGTATCGTCTGCTACTACTGCCATTTGTGCCGGAACACCAAATGATACTTTTGTTGTAGTTGCTTCAAAGTGTTTGTCATAATTTGCATCATCTGCAACCGAAGCATCATCGTCAGGGTCACCAGTAAATGTTTCTACAGTAAGTGAACCAGTAAATTCTCCTGCAACGGTTTGAACAGTTAATTCATTTTGAAAAGTTGTAAATTTTTCAAATGTTACACCTTCTTTAAAACTAAACTTGGACGTAGCGTCAACTTCAACATCAACAGCGCCTCCGCTAATAGATGCTGTTACAACACTAGCTCCTATTATTTCGCCTGTGTTTTTTAGAATTACATTTTCTGATCCAGGACCTGCAACATTGCCACTTCCGACAATTAATGCATTACTTGCAATAAGATCTGACTCTACTTGTAGTACCGGAGTTACAATAATAGCTGAACTATCTGCACTATCAATTAAATTTGTAAATACATTACCTGTAACATCACCTGTTAAATTACCAGTTAGTGTTTTGTTAATGGCATCAACTAACGGAGTGCTATCATCTGCAAATACAGATCCAGTAACGTCACCATCTAATGTTCCTGTTGCTGTAACAGAACCGGTAAATGTTCCTGTATGGTCGCCTGCAGCGTTACCAGTTAAGTTGCCTGTTACATTACCAGTTACGTTGCCGCTAATAGTTCCAGTTGTAGTTACATTTAAAACACTTAGTTCTGCATCTGCTGGTCCTGTGTTTGGACTAAGAACATTAGTGCCGCTTGATCCCTTTACTTGTCCAGTAATATCACCAACAACATCACCTGTAACATTACCTGTAACATCACCTGTTAAGTTTCCTGCTAGTGTATTATTAACTGCGTCTACAATAGGAGTACTATCGTCACCAAAAACTGAACCTTTAACATCGCCAGTATGATAACCAGTTGTGTTACCTGTTACATTTCCTGTTAAGTTACCTGTAACATCACCTGTTATGTCACCTGTGAATGTAGCATCTGTTCCATCAGTACCTGATTCAAGTACTGTCTGTCCACCACTTGCTAACACATCACCGGTTAAGTTTCCTGTAAGTGTATTAGTACTAGCATCTACCATTACAGTGGAATCATCTGCTATTACGTCACCGTTGAGTGCTACTGCGTTTATTTGTCCGTCGACCCATAAGCCAGTAAAGTAACCGTTGTTCCAACGTGCATTCATTGCACCTATATTGAATGTAGAATCTGCATTTGGAGTTAATGAACTTGTTATTTTTGCTGCTAAGTTAACAGTATCTGTATTGGCATCGTCGCCTAAATTAATATCACCAGTAGCAGTTACAGTACCAGCAATATTAATATTACCAGTTCCAATAATGTCTTTGCCATTTAAGTCTAAATTTTGTTGTAAATCTAATGTTGTATTAATTGTGTCAGCAACAATATAGTCGCCTATTGTTGACAACGATTGTCCTGCTAGTATTATTCCGCCTGCAGTAGCACCGTCACCTATGTATAATTTGTCGGTATCTGTAACATACACTAACTCGCCTTCTGCGAATACTACTCCACCACCTGCTGTACGTTCAGCATCTGTACCACGTCTGATCTGTAATGCCATTCTAGTTAACTCCTGATAACATATTTATTTGTTATTAGTATTTATCCGATTGAACTGTTTGCTATCTTCTTAGCTTTAAGAATTTCTTTGTTCGATTGGTAATATCTGTTTTGACTTTGTGGGTGTCTAATCTAAAGTCAATGTTTTTTATATGATCTTTGTATTGTTCAAATAGGTCTTCGAGAGATTTTTCTAATTCTTTTGCAGGATTTTTCTTAGTATCTATGTCAATTTCCCATAGTTTACCATCAGTAAACTCAACACGAACAGAACGGAGATACTCGAGCGGTACAACGTCTATGTCGACATCTCTGAGTATCTCCGGCCATTGACTGATAACCGAGTCTGGGAGTTTTTTAGGCCGTTTCTTTTGCATTAGATTTAGTCTTCTTCTTTGTCGGGACTAATTCTTCTGCTTGTTCTCTTAATGCTTTTGCTTCTTTAAACAGTGCATCAGCTTGTGAACGATATTGTGCCGCTAGGTCTTCGTCGGTTAGAACACCCTCTGATGACACAACGGCTTCCGAACTATAAGTTTCTACAGGATCAATAGCTGGACCTGAATCAACTGGTTGTACAGTATTGCCACCGGCATCTTTAAGAGCAAGCTCGGCAACTGTAACACCTTTTTGTTCAGCAATAACCTTATTAAGTTCATCAAGATTAATTGACGTCTTTGTATCGGGCGTCATTATAATACTACTTGCTGGAACTTTAACCATTTTACCATACTTTTGCATTCCTTGCAACATATTCATACCATCTGGTAATGTATTTCTAAACATTGCTTCAGCAAACTCGTATGCAGTTTGTCCAGCGTTTGATTCAAGAGCTGTCATTATTGAATCGTGTGATGCCGCGTCAAGACTTTCGGTTTTTATAACAACACAGTTATCAGGCTCACCTGGTACTACTCTGTATGCTACTATAACTTTTCGATTGGTCTTAGCGTCTTTTCCTATGTGTTTTAGTGCCATAGTTATTCCCCTTTAGGTTCTTCCTTAGGTTCTTGTTGTGCTTGTACTGCACCTAAGAAAGATTCTAGTTTGTTATATGTTTGTCCTACAACAGACATTTCATTTGCACGAAATGCACCGCGTGAACTAGCAACATCGATAATCTGCTTGATAGCAGTAAGATCTTGAACAGTAAGTTCAGCCGCCGCAGCCGCTTCTTGTGCCGGTGCTACTTCTGGTGCTACTGATTCATTTTTCTTTTCTTCAGCCATATTTTTTCTCCTTGTAAAGTATATATGCGTAGTTAATTATTTGTATTTTAAAAGTGGACAAGCAAGCATAAAATATGCTAATTCTTTTCCTTCTTCAAAACCTATTCTAATAGCATTTTCAATTTGACTATTAGAACTTTTGATATTAAGTGTTTTTACTACATAATATCTGCCTTTTAAATTATGTTTTACCCACTTATTTAACGATTCTTCGATATTATAAGTGTAAGGAATGGTTATAGATTCATAATGAGGAACACATACCTTACTCCTTCTAATACCAAAGAAGTTTAATGCATTAGGATCTTTTAATTTAAGCGCCAATTGCATCCTCGTAATGTACAGTAGTTCCAAATGGTGCTTGTGTATTTTTATCGTGGTGTGAATGAATTAAAAATACTGTATCACAGTAATCTTCGTCACCCCAACTATCCCAAGGATAACCATCTGTAAACATAATAAATTTCTTAGGCTGTATGTCGTGATCTTTCATATAAATCCAATTAGCATCAAAGTCAGTTCCGCCACCGCCTATTACTTCATAATCTCTAAGATCTTCACCGCCGTCTGCACTAAAATCTTGTTCGTTATAAACTTTAGTATCAAAGCACCAAACTTTAATATTATAGTCTTTATACTGATCCATAATACCTTGTATTTCACTTAAAAAGTCTTGTGCCTGCACATTGCCAATTGACCCTGACATATCTACAGCAACACAAATGTCAATAGACTCATCAAAATCCATACCCGGAAGTATAGCACCAGTGTGCCAGCTTTTACGGTTAGGACGTTGAAATGTAAAATCATTACGTATAGTTGATTGTATTTGTTGCTGTAAGATCTCACGCCAGTTCATTTTAGGCTCAGTAAGCTCTTTAATCATACGTTGTATTTCACCTGGTGTGTTTCCTGCACCTGCTGCCTGTGCAGCCTGCATCATACCTTCTTTGATTTCGTCTTTAATTTGTTTAATTTGTTCTTTAGAGTATTTAGGCTTCTTTTTGCTAACGCCGTTTCCGTTTGCATCTTTTTCTTCGCCTGCATCTCCGTCTCCGTTTTCGTCGCCTTCTCCATCTAAATGTTCATCAAGCATTTCGCCTAATTGTTCTAAAAATTCTTCACCATTTTGTTTTGCTTGTTCAAATAGTTCGTCATAAATTTCTTCTGAAGTCCAGTCTTCGTATTTAAAGTCTTGAAAACAATCAACAATACTAGGAGTAACACCAATACGATCTCTTACAAGTAAATTATTTACTTTATAGTCTGCCGCAATGTTATAAATCATTGGATTACGATCTTCTCTACGTGTTAAATGATCAAATACGCAATGCAGAATTTCGTGTGCAACTACAAACTCAATTTCTTTATTCGTCATTGCGTTAAAAAATTGAGTGTTATAATAAAGGTTGCGCCCGTCTACAGCGGCAGTAGGTAACCAATCATCTGCTGCCAAAATACGTAAACGTGTAGCCATATTACCAAAGAAAGGATGACGTAATAGTAAACCTACTCGTGCAACAATAATACGGTCGTATACTTCAACACGCATTTCTTCTAATTGTTCTGGAGTAATATTAGGATCAGGCTGCCAGTTTTTCAGTTTACTTGCGGTGTCTTTGGCTGCCATTGTGATATATTCTGATGTAAAGTCTAACATAATTTGCCTCTCACTTTGTTATTCTATACATATAGTATACTACTATTTAATAGTATTGTCAAGAAAAATGGACGATTTTTTACGGGACCGTCCAAACCCAACACACCCATTAAGACTGTTGTGCAGCCTTAATGTACTTACCAAAACGCTCGTGGAATTCATCAAAGCATTCTACTTCGTCTGGATCAATGGGCAATGCATACTGAGTAAGTGCAACTTTAACACCCATTACAACTAGCTCAGTTTCAAAATTGTCCATTGCAAAGCGTAGGAAGTTATTAACCTTGTCGTCAAACTTCTTGTCGTTTGCGTCCGACGCTTCTTTTAGTTCGTAGCAGAGTGAAATAGTCAAGGAATACATTGCACTGATTTCTGTCTGTTTCAACTCTTTAACCTTACCTGACAAAATGTCACTTGGGTTAGGCATTGATGCCGCTACTTTACGGTGTGCCATAAACTTTACAGCAAGACCTTCACCAACTGCTCCTGATACAAGATCAGTTGTAGTCTCATTATCGAGGTCATCTTCAATTAATTCACTTACAAACGACCAAGTACGAGGTGTTGCAAATGAACGGCTTGGTGACTTTGGATCAAAGTCGTATAAATCTTTCTTACTAAACTGTAAAAAACCTACTACATCATTATGTATTTTGTTCTCTACTGCCCAGTCAAACCAGTCATTGAAACTAACTGCTAATTCTAAGTGAATAAAACGGTTAGCCAACGGTGCCGGCATTCTGTATGTTACACCTTTATCTGCATCACGGTTACCTGCCGCAACAATTACAACGTTGTCTGGCAGTTTATATTGTCCTACTCGACGATTTAGAACCAATTGGTATGCTGCCGCTTGTACTGCCGGCGCTGCCGAATTCATTTCGTCTAAAAATAATACAATGTTGTCGTATGCTTTTGCAAACTCTTCTGTTGGAAGTTCACTTGGAGCTCCCCAAACCATTGTACCTGAGTTGCTATCAAAATATGGAATACCTTTAATATCTGTAGGTTCCCAAAGAGATAGTCGAATATCAATCAAATGCGAATTACCAAGATCTTTAGTAATCTGTTCTACAATTTCAGATTTACCAATACCCGGAGCTCCCCAAAGAAAGATCGGACGCTTCTTTTTCATAGCGTGTTTAATTGATGTTTTTGCCTTGTTAGGGCTTACAGTGCGTGTTACTACATTTTCCATTTCGTATTCCTCGTTTGTCATAATCAGTGCATAAGTAATTTCTTACTATGTATATAGTATATGCTCAAACGAGACGAATGTCAAGTACTTTTTTAATTATTTTGTCTTTTTAATGCTTTTGCTAGTCCATATTTACGTAAATCTCCACTAAACAGATGTAATTCCATTGCTTTCTTTTCACTAGTAACGTGTATTGCTCTGTTAGTAAGATAATACGGACAATCAATAAATTTATCTAAAAATATAACAACTTGAGTAGTCATTGGCATATCTTTAGGATATGGAACTTCGTATGAAGCTAGATCAATTTCGGTTAAGACATCAAATCCAACGTCGGTTAATCTAAGGCCGCCTTTGTCTCTAGTATTTTTCCACCATAATGGTAAGTATTCTTTTACTGTAATATCGTTTGAAGTTTTACCTAATTGATTAAGAAAGATCTTTGTATATGTTTCTTTCCAATTCATTCTTCAATTACTACTTCGCCACTAGACATCATATATACTTCAAACTCATCAGTATTGAACATTTCATTTAGTTTTTTTGCTAGATTATGTGCGTGTCCAGGATTCGAAAAAGAAACTTTTTTATATTTTGGTCCAGGGTAATTTGTAATAGAGTTACTACTTTTTAAATTAAAAGGTTTACCATTATAAAATACAGCCCAAATAGCGTCTGCATCTAAGACCTGTTCGGCCCTATAAGTTTTTTTATCTATGTATTCTAATAATACAGTGGGTTTAGGCCTACTCATATGCGTATACTCCTTAAATTATATACGCATATATTTATCTCTTTTTTGAGTTATCTACGTAGTTTACTTCCAGTTGTTTCCGCCGTCTAAACGAACTTCGATATCTCCGCCACTACTATTGTCCTTTACGTATCTTTCAAGATCTCCTTCGAGTCTTGCCATTACAATACCTAGTGTATATGCTAGATTTTTGGCCTGTGGTATTGTAAGTTTTACTTCTCTAGCATTACTAGCATCAGCGTTTTTAACTTGCATAATAAACTGCTGTATGCTAGAAGTATTTAAAGGTTCATTTTGCATTTGCTTTACTCAGTGCTGTACGCATTTCTAGATCACTCTTAAACGGACCCTTTGTGTCGTATCGTTCTACAGTAATTAGTTTAGGACAAAAACTTTTAACCCATCCTTTATCAAAATGAATAATATAATAACCTGCACAATATAAACTTTTACTTTTAGAGCTTTTTGTAAATAATGGCAATTTTCGTTTTACATCTAACATTGTATTGAAAGGCACTGTACTTGTTGGAAATCCGTATACATCCTTATCAGCTTCAGCAATTTTTTCGGGTTGTAAAGTAATGTCGTTAATTAATACATTATCACCAAACGTTTTTTTTAATGCTTTTTTACTATCAAAATATGTTGTACCTTTAGAACCACTAAACATAAAACGATTTTCGTCTGCTAATGATATTGTACCAATTCGTACACCGTCATCTTCTAAAATCCAAAATTTATCTTTAAGAATAGTCTTTGTTTTTATACTCATTTAGGGTACCTCGCTTGTAATGGTTCTGCAAAAGTTGCTGCCTGATCTGCAATACGTTGCATATCCCATTTAGCACAGAACTTCATAAGACGCATACCAACTTGTGATATTTCTTTAGGTTCTACTTCTGCAATAGTGCTATTAATTATCTCTTTGATATCTGCAGGTTGTGCAGTTAAATCGCACAATGTAACATTACGTGTATAGTCATCTAACACACGGTGTTCGTTACCTTGATGATCGGTCCAACGCTGTAGCATCATATTATTCCAATTAAAGCCTTTAGTGTCTTTGTCTGCATATGCTTCTTGCAGGCCTACTTTGTTCTTAGTGCCTTTTTTACGTACACCTGGATATGCACTAAACACATTGTCACTAGTGTCGCCACGCATACATTTCTCAAACAGCATAAATTCGGGCTGTGGAGCAGGCTTTGCTTCTTTAGTTTTCTTATCAATTACAGGCTTGCCTTTGTCGTCAAAGTAACCTTCGTGTGTAATAGTTGTGTTACTAACACCATTGTATTGCTTTACATTAGGTGCAATCAACTGTGCAAAGTCGCCATCTGTTGAAATAATAATATGATTGTCATTAGGATGTGCCTGTACCCAACCTGCAATTAAATCATCTGCTTCTAATACAGAGTTTTGTATAACAGTACAATTAGTTTTTGTATCAATAAAATCTTTAAACTCGTCAAATATTTCGAAGAATACTTTATCTTCTTCTGCCTGTACAGGAGTCATTGCATCGCGTGTTTCTTTACGATTACGTTTGTAAGGTTCGTAAAAGTCCTTACGCCAACTACGTCCTTCTAAACAAAATACAACGTGGTCTGCATTAAAGTCTTGCCAAGCCTTCTTAACACTATTAAGTGTAATATGTAATGCCATACCAACCTTAGTGTCAATGTCGCCACGTACTACGTGCCTTGCACGAAAGAAAGTATTGAGTGTATCTACTAATACATAAGTTGTCATATTACGAACACCCCGATATACATAATGAGAACAAGTCGCCATTCTGTACGAATGCAACAAGTAATGTAATGCCTAATAATTCTATCATAGTTTTGCCTTTGTGTTAATTATAATACTATTATAACACCAGATCTGGCTGTTGTCAAGTATTAAGATACTTCACTCTTTCCTTTATCGATGGGCACAACATTAACATATCCCATACCTCGATCAGTATCTTGGCCGTCTTCTTGAAGCATCTGTGTAACAATAGTCTTAAACCAAGCATCAACAATTTCTTCGTTTGATTCACCTTTATAGCCAGCATCGAGTAGTTGCTCAATAAATTCGTTATTCCAGTCGAGCTCAAAAAATCCGTTTCTAATGTTATCTGAATTAACTTGCGTATCTAACACGGCTACCCAGGGTTTGCCTTTTTTAGTAGCTTCTTCTTTTTCTTTATCAAGAGCTTCTCGTCGTTCTTCTTCTGGAGTCAGTTTGCTAACTCTTTTACGTTCTTTTTCTAGAGCAATTTTTTCTTGCTCAATTTTTTCAAGTCCTGTTATTTTTTTTAAAAAGTTTTTCATAGTAGTCCTTTTTCTCTTAATTCAACATCAAGAGGTTTATTAATTTTAGCCTTCATTGCTGTTTCGTGTTGTACATTTTTATACTCACTCATCGTATTAGGTCCCCCAGGCATTTCCGAATAGGCTGATATGGAGTCTAGGGGTAAATCGCCATCCTTTTTCCATACACGCTTCGGCAACGTCTTTAACGTTAAGAGCGTATTCTTCACTGCGTCCGCCCAGCGGCATAAGATATACTGGACATTGTACCCCGGCACCTCTGTAAGCATCCACAGCTCTTTCAACTTCTTCAAAATCATCTTGAGTAGCGACAACAAACTTGAGATAAAGTTCACTATCAGAAACAAGACTATACTCACGAGCAATATCAGGCTTAATAGCAGTCTCCCAAGGTTCTCCGCTAACACTAAGTTTTGGGGAACAACTCCAAGTGATCGTAAGTCTGTCGCTATTGTTGAGATAGTCGTAGAGCTCGTTGTGTAAAGGTTGTGTAGTGTTCGTTTCAAATGTAACATTTTTTAAGTCTCTCATTCGTGGATGTTCAAATAACTCTACGTACAATCGTTGCCACGCCAACAATGGTTCGCCACCAGTTAAAATTAAATGGATATCTTGTCCGTTATCCTGTACCCATTTACCATTAGGAGTAAGTGATAACAGATGCTCAACTACTTCATTAACATCTGCTTGTTTATTAAAATGTTTAAATTCAGGATAGATACTTGCATATGTATCGCAGCCTGTATGAATAATAGGTAAGTCTTCAAACTTTTCAGTTGTTTTGTGTACATCTGCATCAATTAAGTCTTTGACTTCTTGATTGTATCTTTGTCCTTCTGCGTGTAACTCTGTGCGATTCTTTTTAGTATCAACACCAAAGTTCATACAGCGGAAGTTACAACCGAATGTACGTAGGAATACACTAGGTACACCTACAAACTTGCCTTCGCCTTGTACGCTATAAAACGCTTCTGAATATCTTAGTTTCATATTATTTACTTTCCACAAGCATATTCTTGTTGTAATTTAATATTGTCAAAGAACTCTTTCTTTGTACCTGCGTCATCCTTAAACGCACCTTTTAGTACAGTTGTCTGTGTAAGACTGCTAGTTGCCATAATGCCTCTATTCTCACAACAACCGTGCGTTGCCTGAATGTAAACACCTAAGTGTTCTGCACCTGTTGCAAATTGTATTTCTTTTGCAATATCATTTGCAAGTTCTTCTTGCAGTGTACCTCGCCTAGCACACCATTGTGCTATTCGTGTGTATTTGCTTAAACCAATTAGTTTGTTTGCGGCAATAATACCAATGTATGCAACACCTGCTACTGGTTGATGATGATGTGAACACATACTTTTAAGTTCACTACGTACAACTAACATACCTTCATAGCGATCATCGCTGTCATTTGGAAATGATGTTGCATCTGGCTTACGATCATAACGCCCTGACATAATTTCATTGTAGTACATTTTAGCAAGACGCCTTGCTGTACCTTGGCTGTTAGGATCATTAATTCGATCAATTAACAGTGCATCTAATACACCTTCAAATGCTCTAGTTGCTTCGTTAATTAATTCTTCTTTGTCGTGTTTTTGTAGCACTTTTGAAATGTTGTCACCCGCCCAATAGCGAATGCCAGCATCTTCTAACTTTGCTCTAATTTGTCTTACTTTACTCATTTTAATCTCCGATGTTAAGGCAGTGGATTGCCAGTAAAAATACAATGTACAATATAATTTACATTATACATTGTATTTAGGTTTTTGTCAAGTATATTAAACAAAATATTTGTTTAACATCTCAAGACGGTCGTGTGCTGTAGCCATTTGATCTAGTTCTTTTTGGATAGTTTCAATAATATCCGAATGTTCACCAATACCAACAACTTTTTGCATATACACTTCAATGTTAGTTTTGTGCAATTCTATCTCCGCTTCAGCGTGTAGTCTTGCCGCTTTAATCATTTGTTCCTTCAAGTCCATAGTTCCTTTCCTTAATATTTTTGTTTAGATGGAATGACGCCCCGTACGCCACCTTTCGGATCTTCCATATCTCCATCACGACGGAAGATTAAATGTACGTGCGGATACATACAAGTTTGTCCCGCACTTTCGCCAGTATTTAGGCCAATATTAAATCCTGTAATGTTATTACTGGATGCCTTTACATTATCGTTACCCATAGCAAGTGCAAACTTCATACATTTTAAAATGTCTTCTTGTGTTGCTTGTCTAGGTACTACTAGTGTATGGCCTTCTGTAACAGGGTATATATCATTATACACAACAAAGTCACGTGTATCAAACTCTACGTTAGTCCAAGGAGCTCTTCCTTCCTGCTGTGCAATTTCTAGTGTATCAATATTCACCTACATTCTCCCAGGGGTAAACTAACCAAACATCTTGTTCTGCTTTGTTTACTTCGTGTACGCTATAGTCTACAGTACCGTCAAATTCACTTGATAAATTATCTGTGATAGTAGCAAAGCGAACATTATTATGCCACACTGTCTTCCAACTTTCTTCGTTAGGCAAACATCCTGCTTGCCAATCTTGTTTAATCCAGTTAAACGTAGCACCAGTGTCGTTGATGTCGTCTACAATTAAAATATTTTTACGTTTACTAATATCCCAACGTGTTTTGTATGTTTTGCGTTCTTGCTCGTCTACATAACCAAATGCATCTTCGCTCATCCAGCAGTTGCTTTCGTTATCTACATTATCGTCACGTAAACTTACTTTTAATGCTTGACCTGGCACATCTAACATATTGCTTAGTATTGTAGCAGGTACATTTCCGCCTCTAGTAATACCTACAATGTAGTCAGGACGCCAGTTGTCTTTATACATTTGTAGAGCAATGTTTATACAGGAGTTTTCTATATCCTGCCAATTATAATAATGTTTATTTGTCATTCTTTAGCACCTCGAGCTAAGTATTTTTCGTTATGAATCCATTCTCCATCTTTAATGAAGCCCCAATCCGTTGCTTTCTTACCCATAAAGAACAAACTCCAACAAGGTATTTCATTACCTTCTGTGTCTTTTGCAAGTTCTAAAAAGTGTAAATCGTCTGCACTACGATAACGAAAATGTCCCGGTCCACGCCAAAAACGTCCTTTTGGAGTATTTTCATAGTAGCCGCCTTTAATAATAAAAGTAGCATAACTCCAAGGGTGATCGTGTAGCGTAGGCTCGTCGCTTACTAGCACCTTGTGCAAAGTGATATTGAAAGGAAAGTTCTTTCTGTCCTTTAGAAACAAATACCAACGAACTAAGTACGGCTCGTTACTGTTTCTATCTCTAATTACACGTTTACGATCTTTTAAAAAATTAAACATTAAGCTGAATCCTTTAGAGTTTCAAATGTTTCAATTTTTGCTAGTTCACGTTCGTATGCTTCTGCGGCACGTTTTAGTCCTGCATACTTTTCTTCTTTTTCAATATCTCTACTTACAACACCTAGTACACGTTGCATATCTTTAATAGACTGCATAACGTCTACACCGTCTACTTTTAAACTACCTTGAATGTCAACATTGCCACTGCCACCAGTAGTATAAATTGATGTAGGATCAGTAGTAAAACTATTATCCCACGAACTTGTGTCTATAGTAATAGTATCACTAGAAGTATAATTTTCATCGAGTGTTAGTGTAAATGTTCCGTCTTCATTCATCTGCAATCGTCCTATAAAGATTTGTACCGCTAAAAAATTCTTTGTTTAATTTTGTTCTTTGCTTATCTAAACTTACAAGGAAGTCATCGTAGTTTTCCATATACTCAACGATCTGTGCAACAACTTTGTCTTTATTATCTATATAAGCATCATAATCTTCAGTCCATTTACTTGGATACTTAAACTCAGGCAGTGCCATTTCTGAATAACTTAGTCTATCTGGCACCATAGGAATACTATCAACTAATGCACCTTCGTACCAACTGATACCAAGTGTTTCTTGTAGGTTCGCGCTAAACACAAGTTTAGCTTCACCTAGTAAGTTATGATATTCATTTTTGCTTAGTTCGTATTCTTGACATACAATAAATTCGTATTGCGGTAAACGCTCTTTAAGGTCTCTAAAGATTTCGACTTGTTTTTCAGGAGCAACACGATGCGGAAAGAGTATAAGATCTCTTTTTTCCATACCTTTGTAACTGTCTAAACTATTCTTTAGATACTCCATAGGCCAACCAACACGATGTATTTTATCCATATCAACATTGTAGTCGTCCATCATTGTATCTGTAAACATATCAATATGGAATTCGCTTGCAAAAAAGTTATCATCATAACATTCAAACATTGACATTTCAGCGTGTCGAACCCAAGGCTTATCACCTATAAGTCTACCTAAAAAATCTTGCGGATCATAACTACCTGCGTGCCACAAACCACCAATGCTAATATCAACACCCAATAGCTCTGCCATATAGCGTAGTTGAATAACTGTAGGATTCCAGGCATCGGTATAGAGAAAATAGTCACCATCTTTAACAGATCCATTGCAAAACATTTCTCCTATTTTTTCTAGTTGTTTACTTTTATAAACGTTAGTACCACCAAAGTTAAGGAAAGCCCCAGGCGTAGTTGCCTGAGGAGTTTCCCCACCACTAA